CTCCATTTAGCGTCTGTATCTGCTACAGTAGATCCTGCGGCAGGTGCTGGACATTCTCCGATGTATGTAGTGGTTACCGCACCAACAACAACATCTTCAATTTTTTGTGGATTTCTTCCCATCCACATACCGTATTTCTCTTCTGCTGACATAGTGTATTTTGGTAAGATTTAAAAACTAATCATAACATATAGATATATTGATGAATATCAATATATTTATTTCTTTTTTCATTTGCATGGCATTTTGGTTATTGGTTAAGAAATAAAACTATTTTCATGTCTTAGCCTTTGTTTCAGAATTAGCAATCGCTTTGGCTTCTTCAATGCTTTTCACAACGGTCCCATCTTTTCTTTTGAGGAGACCATTTTTTCGTTCATGCATTATTGCAGCGAAGGTGTCCCTAGGCTGCAATTTTTCCCCTTTCTTCATTCCATGGGCTATAGCATTTTTCATTATCTCTGCGTTAGTAATCATAGTGGTTTAGATTATTGAATAAATACTATGCCAATAGATCTTTGATGGCCAGTTTATCTGTGTATCTAGCTTTACCAACAGTCACGCTATTTGTTCCTGCTGTTCAAGATATTCATCCAGGATTGTTACTTAGATATTGAGTAGCTCATTCTGTCATATTTTTGAAGTTATTTGTTATTCAATATGTAGTTACCCTTGGATATTGTCACACCGCCTTCAGTTCAGCTGCTGCTCAATATATTGCTACTTTATAGGCATAATCTGAATTACATAAAGATAACAATACATTATGGAATAATGGAGAGGATATGTATGGAAACATAGCTCATCAAACTGCGGATGGGGTCAATGATGAATAAATATAATTTGTAAGATACATATTATCTATATTGAAATATCAATTTACTAATACTCATCCATATCCAGTATAGGCAGATCAATATTGCTCAAGTTTTATAAATGGATTTCATATAAATACATTCGTCTGTGTTGTTCCAATTTGAACCCAAGCAGTTCAATTTCGATAGAATCATTTTATTGCTCCAGATGATTTGACATATTCTATCTTAACGTTTGCTGCCGTATATGTTGCAGTGTTTATATAAGTAGCAACACCTCATATAACAACCTTCAATGTAACAGATCAAATAATATCAACACCTGTACTAAATATTTGTGCATAATTATTCACATCCCAAAATAATTTCATAGAACAATGCAAGTCTGATGATGATGGATATCATCCTGGCGTAGTTCAAAAAGATGTAGACATGTCAACGCCCAATGATATTGTTCCTGTAGATATAGAATTTTTTGACTGCACATAATTAGCTCATTCTACTATTGCCCAAGATCATAATACAGACTTATTTGTATTTAAGGAATTATTGATAATCATATCTCATACTATATTATTCCAGTACGATGAATCTATAATATTCCCTGTAAATAAATCCGACTTTAATGCTGGTGTATTCCATGAAGATCAGTTGTATGTATTTAGTTTTCTGGTTGTAGTATGTGTTGCGGCATATCAAACTTTATAGTAATTTACTGCATCGACTACGTCTCATACCATTCATAACACAATATGTACTCTCTGTCATTTTGGAATTATTATTAAGTCATTTGTAAGTATAGATGCGATGTTATAAATGTTTGTATCATCTGTTCCTAGTACAAGTGATGTTGTGTTTATTGTAAAATTATTATCATATCATCCGGAAGCCAGTCATCATATTGCAGTAACAGTAATATTCTTCAACTTTATAGGTAATGTCTGCGCAGCATAATATGGATTCGCATTAGATATATAAGCATATACTCTTATAATATATGTATTTCAAGGGGTAAGTACAGTTGTTCAGGGGAAAATATTGCTAGTTCATCATTGGTTTGTTGATGTTTCTAATAATGCCGCTCCTTGATATAATTTTGCATATACTCAGCCATAATTTATTCAATAAGTAGAGGCAAAGCTATTTAATTTACAGCTTGTATCAACGGTAAATGTAACATCATAAGACCATCAATAGTAATTGCTTCATGAACTTCATATAGAAGATGTTACCGGTAATGAGGTAAGAACTGATGCTATATTTCATCATATAAAATTTAATCTTCCTCATATATATGGGTATGCGGACGCTCATGACTGTTTTACACTTGTATAGGGAGATCAGTCACTGCCTATCATAAGATAATAACTTTGTCCGTTCACTAAGCTATTATAATTAAATGTTGCTACATTACTTGAGAATGTTGCTGTAGTAAGCAATGCTCAAGATAGATCATAGATATATGCCTTTGTTGCTGTACATCAAGAAACCTTAGTGATGCTCACAACCCCAACGTTTGCCGTCAATGTAAATTTCATTCCCTTATAAGCTGTTTGTAATGTTTCATTTACGCTTATTCAAACTCAATGGGCATTTGTTATGTTTGCTCAGATCAATGCATTGAAATCTTCCAGCGCTGGAGATGTCTCAATGCTTGCTATGTTTGCGGTTGTATTTTGATCTGAAGTAGCTTGCCTACCAGTAATTATATCAATATCGGTTCTTACAATTGGATACCCCGTATTATTTCAATATCTGCTTGTATATCCACTTCCATTACTATCCGCCTCTATATTATAGTATACACCCCCAGTAACTGGAAATAAAAATGTAGCAACATTTCAAGAGAAATTTGCAGTAGCCAATATAGTCTGACCATCAGCAGAACTTATAGTTGCCCTTGTTGCTGTACATGCCGAGTCCTTAGTGACTTTAGTTATGGTTTTAGTTTTTTTAACAAGTATTCTTATTCAATATCTTGTTGTACCTAGATTTCATGTACTAGTATATGTACCAGCAGCTTCGTCTAGGGTATTTGTCATAGTTGTTGGGTCTATATCTTTTGTAGCATTTGGATCTATAAGAACTCAACTCTGCGCTCCATCCACATCAGTTTCTACTCTTATTCTCAATCCTGCCGAAGGATTCATGGCTTTAGATAGTGCTAACTTTAAAGCGTTTCATGTGACTCCAGTACCTATTTCTGGGAAACTAATTTTTGTATTACTAGCAGAATTTCATACAGCCCATTCATTACTAGCATTGGCAAATGTAGGAGCAGTTTCTTTAAAAGTAAATGAGTTTTCTAGATTTATTATTGGCTCTCATAGAGGATAATTAGACTTTACTGTGAAATTTGGATAGTCTAATATCAAAGATTTCAATAAACTTGGCTTAGCCACTAATGATGCTCCGTCATCTCAAATATCCATACCAGCAAGCATTTCATCAATATTTGCCCATCTTGCTTTTCATTCGATAACTTCTGTGAGTCTTGGAACTTGATTTTCGCCACCAGTGACAGGCACATCATACCATGCTCCCGTGCTATAAAATTGTAGTTTCCCTGCTGTGATATTGTAGATATGCACTCAATTTCTAACACTTGTAAGAGAATCCCTCTGGACTTCTGTAATTTCTACTGGAGCTCAACCACCAGTATAAGAAGATCTATAATCAAGCATCTCTGTAATATCTCAAGAAGCCGTTGTTACTCTACCAAGAACAAAAAACATAAATGGCTCTGTGGTAGAAACTTTGAATGAATTGTCGGTATCATCGAAGTAAATATAAGATACGGCATTATCAGCCATAGCTAAAGAAATAGACGGTACATCGAAATCTCATAAAACTGGATTATCAATTCTACCACCGTATATTTTAACTTTCAATCCTGGATTTGCTTCTTGTCTGATTCGTCAGAAGTTATCAACATTTTTAGAAATTATATTCCAATAACTAGCCATAGAATTTATTTGTACATAAGCATCAGTCCCATGTCTTGCTGTTGGGTTTGTACGATTATATTGGTAGAAATATAGTCTTGATCAACCAAGTCACACTCTGTGGATTTCTATAGAATCTCTTTTAGTTTCATCCTGGTAATCAACATATACAAAGCATGAAGAAACTAAGACTGGCTGCGATACATCAAAATAATATTCTGCCTCATCGGTAGCTACACCAGGAAGAATTATTGATTGTGATTTTACTTTGTATCAATCCTGACCTTGTGTTTGATCTAGCATAAGTATAGCTTAATAGTAAAGAGATATTTCGTCTACTTGTGGGTGTGCTCCTGTTGATGATCCTACTCAATATACTATCGAATAGACTTTCGTAAAGTTTGCAGTGAATGTATAGTCTCCTACAAGAGTTCAATTTGAATATACCTTGTATGTGAATACTCAGTTAAGGAATTCAACTTCTGTAATAAGCACAGCATCCCATACTGTATTTCAATATCATTCTCTAGTAGCTCATGTCGTAGTCCAAGTTCAAGATACTTTCCTAGTGAAGGAACTCCTATGATATGTAGGAAATCCATTATAGGATTGTGCTGCTGATGAATACATATCTCTATTAAAAAAGAGAATATTTGGTGGATCAAATGTACTTAATCAGGTATGTAATGTATCAGATAGATTAAAATATCAAGACGCTCACCATCAAGCATCACTTCAATTACAAGATGCTGTTTTATGAATTATTTTAAAACTTGATAATCCAGCCGCAAAATTCTTGTATACTTGATTATGCCCATCAGTATTATTACCATACCATAGTCATCAAGAAACTGTAGCATTGTTATCATATCAAGATGTTACTGTCCATCAATTTGCTGTCCTATCGTCAGTCGCAAATCATTTAAAATCTAATGTTGTATATCAGACATCACCAGTTTTTACATATCTTCATCTATTCCTAGAAACCCCAGATAACTGAGGTATAGCTCCAAGAGTAAACTTATTTCTGTAAAAATTTTCAGGCATATTAAGCTATTTCATTGATAAATCATTGGATCATAATAACGTTTGCTGTTGCTGCAAATGCCTTTATGGTCAATGGTGTGGCATTTCATTTAATTATAAATCCAGGAATAATCATTTGCTCCCCAGATTTGAATGTTATGGTTTTGATAATATTATTATCCGTTACAGCATCACCCCACTCAAGAGTAAGAACAACGTCTGCTGTATGATTATTTTGTGCCCAAAGCCAAATCTCTTGTAATGTCGATGTGACCGTTGGCCCGGTATGGATAAGTGTCCCAGCAGTAGCCGTAGCAACTACTTTTATAGCTTTACCATCGGTAGATCAACTTAGTAATTTTTTTGCAAATGAAGCCATTCTGAATAGTTACTAACTAAAGATTTGTGCTCATAATATTGATTGGTCATTGTCTGCCAGAGCATATGTTCTATTTGCGGACAAATCAAATGTAATTCCATTGATAGTTATTGTCCTAGACTCAGGAGCTGGAACATATGTGATGTTTGTGTTTAACGTATCCCATTTTGAATTCGTTTGCCCTGGCGTAGTTGAGTTTGCTATAATCATATCCCCAACCTGTATTGGATTTCACCCAAGAGTACCAGCAACAGATATTTTCCAACAATCTCATTTTTTAATTGCTCATGCTGTTCAACTTCAACCAGTGGTTGGCCAAGTTCCAGCAGATGCATCGAACACAGTTCTATAGTTAAATACACCAGATACTAAGCCATCTATATAAGCAAAAACATCTTGCTGCCTTCCAGTTGGATCATACATGGAAGAATTCATATCTCCGGCTCAATTTGTCACGTCAAAAGACATTGATGTAGCATCTGAGAAAGTTACCGTATATGTATCAACCAAACCAACAGTTTGTGTTTTTTGAATATCTACAATTCATCTACCAGTGGTACCAGTAAGTCCGGTAGTTCAAACATTTGATCAATCATATTGTAATTTTCCAAGAACTTCAGATAATTTGCTAAGTACGGTTCAATTCTTTAATCTAACCTTTATCGCTCTCAAATCTTCAACTACTGTGATATCTGTTCAAACAACGGTAACCTTTGAAACAACATCGAACTCCGTAGGAATGATGTCTATCTTTGCAAAAACATTATTTACATAGTCATAATAAATATAATTATCTCAAGCGACCATATCCATCACTTGATCAACAACAACTATATTTTGGATTCATAAATCTTCAACAATACCTCCATAAACTCTTACTTTTAATCCAGGATTCACCATTTTTCTTGTTCGTCAAAATGTGTCAATATTATTCATAATTGTATTGACATATTGCGCAACACTATTTATCTGGCAAAATGAATTTACTTCATGGGTTCTATCTGGGAATTCTCTATTATATTGATAGTAATATAATCTTGTTCAGTCCATCGCTGTTCTGTGGACTTCAATAACCTCTGAATTGCCAGTATTTCCAAAATCCAAAGAAACAAAACAAGACTTGGCTGTAGTACCTTCAACAATGTCAAAAAAATACTCTGTGAGATCAGTGGATACTCAAGGTAATATATCAGATGATAATTTTGTCTTGAATAAGTTTTCTCATTGGTATTGTCAGAGCATCTTTAATCTTTAGGAATTAAATTATTTTTTTGGAGTTATCTCTGTCATGCTTACAGACATTTCTGGTTTGCCCATATATTTCAAAAATAATTCTATTCTCTCTTCTAAACAAGTCATAGATATGTATGAATCTACCATTTTTTCATATTGTGGATCTCCTTGTAATCCAGCAAGAATAATATCAAAATTATCAACTTCTCCTTCGCATTCTTCAAAATAGCATCTGTAAATACAGATAGTGAATTTTTTAACAGCATGACATGTTGCATAGTATAGATCGAACATATCTTTTGTCAAATTCTTTCCTCATAGGCACGCAGATTCAAGAGCTGAATACATATTTATATACTTTCCAGTAAGGTCAATATAGTATTGTTTTTGGTCTTGCATACTTATAGAGAAAATATAAAACTCTTTGATAAAGTTTTTATATTAAAAAAACAACCAATATCAATATGAATATTGAAAAAAAGTACGATTTCAAAAAAGAAAGTGATATGTATTGACGATTCAAAAAACTATTTGATAGCCTTTGATTTTTCTATTACAAAATATCAGACTCCTCTATGGGTTATAAGCCATATGATGCTATAATGACAAACAGTGATTGAACCTATCACATAGAATATAAATTTCTAAAAAAGACATCCGAAGATGTCTATAAGTCACTTAGGCCACAACAAAAATATGCGCTCGATCAAATCACAAGATTATGATGAGATGCTGTAGTTGTGGTTTATTATGCGGATGTGGAAAGAATAGTTGTTTATCGTTATTGAGATTGGGTTGAAAAGTTTCCTATGGGATATCTAACCCAACGCCAGGATCCTATCTTGCCTCTCTAAATCTACTTTGAAGAACTGAAGAACCGTTGATGTTTCATCGTCGGAAAGATATTGCTTTAGCTTTATCATCTCCGAATGCGCAGATCATCTAATGGAATTGTCTGGGCTTCTTGCAAATTCATCTTTTCAAACTCTTATTACAAAATATGCTTTCTCATTGATTTCTCTAAGTTTTTTGTACACATCGTTATCCGGAGTTACTCCCCATTCATCTTCTGGATATAGCTCTTTAAATTTTGCCCAGGATTCGTCAATAAGTTGATTGATCCTATTTTTGTTTTTCTTAGAAAAATCCATTCAGAAAAGTTCTTCCAATGTGATTTTCCCCCTAATATGTCATCTAAGTTTTCAATAGTTTTTTATTGTCCTCAAAGACGCAGACCGGTCAAAATGATACTCTCCGTCCGCTAAGATAATAGACGGTTTGAATATCCTCTTGAAAAGCCATACAAATATATATTCATCGTCCATACCAGCCCTATCAAGAGTATCGGTTACCTTCTTGATGGTTTCCTCATTCTCTTGAGCACGGGCTTGCATGAACTCGTTTAGATTACTCGGCTTTCTTAACTCTTTGGATTTTAATTGGGGTAGGTCTTTTGATCCCACTATTACTCACTGGTCAGGTTTTTCCTGGCTTTGCAGTTTTGATTTTTGGAGTTGACTTTCCTCACTTTGACTCAGCTGTTTTGATTGAGGCTGTTTTAATGTCTCATCATCCAATCGGGGTAAGTTTGCTAGCTGTGTAGGTGTCATTCTTTTCTGGCTTTAATGTTGGTAAAGATAGTGCCTTGAGTGTAGCGTTTATCCTTTGTGATTTCAAGCTCAAAGCGAATGATTTCAATTTAGTTGGCATTGCGTCAGCTAGATCATTTACCTTAGCTATAACATCTTTTTGTAGCTCTATACTCTTTGGTTTCTGGACCTTTTTACCGGTTCCGCTTCATCCTGCATGAGTAAGCGCATTCAATAATTCTGGAGTACATTGGAGCTTCTCGTTTGTGTCTCGAATTATATCAGCCAATTTATTCATTTCATCCTGCATTCCTGGAGCGTAATTTGAATTCAATAGGAGCTTCATTCTATCTAGATTTCCGTAGAGCATTGCTGCTTTGGCAACCATTTTTCCATTATCAGATACCGTCTTGAGCTCATCTACAAATTGGAACATCTCTGCTGTTTTCTTAGCTACTTGTTCGTCTGGAGTATCTTGTAACACTCTTTGCCCAGCGCTTGTAAGCAATCATCTATTGAAGGCAACTGTTTCAGAATCAGCAACATCAGCCAATAATCATAGTTTGAACATCTTTATAGTATCTGGATCCGTACCACCTCAAGCCTTAACTGATCCGTCTGGATTTAGTTCAACTTGTTTTAGTCCTGGTATTTTTCCACCATAAGCACTTTGGACATATCCGAACAATACTTGACTAGCTACTTGCTTATCTATCTCGGTAGCTGTTGGCATAACTACATCAAATAACTGTCTGTAAATATCTTCCTTGATTTGTGGATTTTTTGATAGAGGAACCTTCATTTTTGTATATTTATCTGATATTTCTTTGTATGCATTATTGGCCATAAATGCTAGAATAGTTGTTGACTCAGCCTTTGTCATTCCAGAAGCAGCTAATATAGCCATTTCTTTTTGTGCTGATTTAAGGTTTCAAGAACTGATTATTGCAGCTAGGTCTTGTGTATCTACTCAATTTGATTTTAATTCATTGAGTATCAAAGCCACCTTTCAATCTATCTTTCCCTTTTCATTCCCCTGGTCAAATTCACCAACCATGTTTTGTTCCATAAATGATTTCATAAGCGTTGATTTCATTTCTATTGGGAACTGCTTGTCATTGATAACGCTCTTGAGATCTCCACCAGCTATTGCTTTGAAAATCTTATCATCTCTCTTGATAGCATCCATTTGGTCTAGAGCAAATCTTTTATTGTATGTTTTTGGGAATCATAGTAATCAGCTAGAGAGTTGTCATAACCAATCAACTGTCAATTCTCATTTGTCTATACTATTTTCTACATATACAGCGTTCATCATTTTGTCCATATCGTATCTGTATTTTGTAACTGTGTCTCCCATAACCGCATCAAGGAATGGATACATTGTATCACCGTCCAATCTATCGGAAGGAAGTCACTTATACATATCATACATAGAATAATACATACTTGTCATGAAACTATTTGCTATCTTATCAACCGTTGAATTGAAAACATCTCATTCAGATCATTTCGTACTAGACTCTTTTAGAGCTAGTGCTAATGGTCCAGTAAAGAATTTTACATCCTTCAATAACTGAGATGATGCTTGATATATTGCATTACTCAATCCATATTTGACAGAGTCCGCTATTCAAAGTCATTCTTCTCTAGCTGCACCATATTGAGATACTCACTCATTTATTGCCCTAGTTATGAAGAAAGATTTGATTGCTTGCCCTAATGGAGAAACCGTCATAAACCATTCTCCGAAATTATCTTCACCAACAGTATCTAGATTTGAATCTTTGTTTAGTTGGAATGTTGACCTAGCTGCGTATAGCGATTGTTTTACTAAAGCATTCCAGTGAGTATTTGTGAGCAATTCGTTTGCTAATGTTTTACCAACAGCCCCCATTCCTCATCGCTTGTATGCTAAATGTGCTGAAGCAAATGGCTTATACATGGCATTATAGAGATATTCTCCAGATTTCTTTGCTCCCCAACTTGAGAAGAAAGTAAACCAAGTTCGTTTTGAGAATCCATTTCTCATAAGACCAGCCATAGACCCAGCTTTGAATATTTGTTGATACTCGAATAATGCCTCTCTAGATGCATACTGCATTGTGTTTTTTACAGTATTTATCATATCTATTTTTTGCGCCTCTAGAAGCTGCCTATCTAATCACTTCAATCATTCTAGTTGCTTGTCGATTACTTCGATAGAGTCGATAAGACCGTTTAATGTTTTTGGGGATGTGCCCAATTCATCAAATATCTTATTATAAACGAAACTATTCGTAATATCTCATTGCATGAACGAATCAGCGATACCAATAGGATTGTTTGCAAATGCTTTTACAGACTCTTTTGATGGCTCTTTACCAGTAACTTTTTTAATAATTTCTCCTGGCTTACCTTCGATTCATAATGATTTCTCTGCCTGCATTCTAAGATGATCCATAGTATCAACTATTTTATTTATTCATCTTTCGATAGCGCTTACTCATCCAATTTCCAAATTTTTTCCTTTTGATGCATGAACAATATCAAGTCCTATAAGTGTTTTACCGTCTGGACCATAACATTTTTCAATAATGTCTTTGAAATATTTACTATTTAATAATCTATCATTTAATTGCATAACTTCTTTTGCTGTTCCAGAATACGTCTCTCTTTTTGAGAATACCTCAACCGCATTAGAAACAACGTTCTGAAGCCCAATCATATATGCTTTTGGAGACCATCGACCAAGTTGAAGCGCATATGTTTCACCTCTCATTCTTGAGATGAATTTCATAAGAGAACTTTTACCTCGGAGACTCTCTCACATTAAATCTTTATAGATTCTGTCTCTTTGCTCTGCATCTAGCGAACCTTTCAACATTGAGTCATATATTGTAGTTAATCACTCTCCTCAATTTGCTTTTCTAAGGTCTTCTGTAATAGACTCAAAGACTGTGAATCAACCTCTGATGTCATTATCAAACCCAGCAATATTTAGAGACTTTTTATTCATAAGATATTCTTCCAATTTTTTAGCAATCTGATCCTTATCTATTTTTGCTCACATAGTGTCGTAAATAGATTTGAACTCATCTGCGTAGAAACCTAGCATAGAGTCTATCATATCTGTGGAAACTCATTTATATTCCGTAAGAACATTCTTTCAGTATGTCTTATCTAGGAAATATTTTACTCATGCATATTGCCCAAAATCTCTCATATTCTTTTTCCCAAATACTATGGATTTATTTAGAGCATCAATCTCTTTTCCGTGGATTCCATTTTCCAAGGCAAAATCCTCTAATTTATAAGTGGTAGAATCAAACGCTTTTTTAATATCCTCAAGACTGTCAGTAACTACTCATCTTATTTTTACCATTCCTTTTGGAATAATTCTTTTCCCAAGAACAAGTGCTTTGACATATTCAATATTTGCATTATATACTTCACCAAATTTTTTAAGTTCTGGTGCCTCTGACTCAATATGTCATAGTAGTTCCGAAGCCTTATCTGCAAAGTTTGTAACAACCCTATCATACTCAGAAACAATCTTATATGTATCGTACGCAGACTCTCTTAGAACTGCTTTATTTTCCATTAAGAAACTGAATATTTTTGGAACGTATGTACTTTCCATAATTCATTTTACATACTCAGATCACATAGATTTTTTAGCAGCCTGTTCCCAAACAGGAAGTAATTTATCTCATTCCAACATATCTATAGAATCTCACAACTGTTGGTCCAAAAGACCGTTATATTTAGATCCGTCGATCGTTGCTGTGTGTGATGCCATATCTTCACCAGCGCCACCGATTCTAAACGATACTTGTTTACCTTCCAAAATTTCATCTCTAGTAAGTGCAAATTGGTAATAATTTTTAATTTCCTCTGGTAGGTTTGTATCAATATAGTGGCTTCTCAATACTCAATCTGGATCAATATAGGATACTTGGGCCACGGTTGGTTTCACATAATCGACTGAAATTCAATCCTTTACAACACTTTTATCAACTCAATATCTACCAGCAATAACAGACGCAACAGATTCTTTAATAGATTCTACAGCATTTACAGATACAACAGGGACTCCAGTTTTCTCAATTCTATAGAAATTTTCTTTTGCTGTATTGAATTTTTTCCAAATCATTTCTTGCACATTAAATGCAAATGGTTTATCTCAATATTTTGATAAATTATCTATATTGTCGAATGAAAATGATTTACTAGCGATTCAATTTGATGCAAAATTTCTAAGCTCAGTCAACATACGATTACCCTCTGAGAGCCTTGCACTATATTTCACGTTATTTGAGAGAACTTCCATAGACATATCTCTAGCAGAAGACTCCAAAGCCTTGGAGAATGTTCTTATGGCTGCGACAGAATTTACGCTGAGAGGTGCAAATCATCGTGGTTGATTACTTCATGGTATGATGTAATTATTTTTGTCTTTTATGATTTTTTTAACGTCCTTTCATTCAATTCATTTCGTAAAGTTGTTGCGAATTTTTGAAATCATTTCATTTGCCTTTGAAATCTTTTCCGCATCACTTAATTTTTTATTTCATACCAATTTATTTAATGTATCTATATTGGCTTGGACCATATCATACGTTCTTGATGAAATATCTCACAACGCTTTGAAATATTGTACATCATCTGTTGTTTTTCTAAGTGCAGAATATTGGTTGATCATTGATTTTTTAATTCCTATGTATTTTGTAACGTCATCATTGATTCCAAAATTTGCAATAGCTCCGTTGTATAGCTCATTATACTTTTCTGCGTAAGCTGCAAGCTCCTGAGAATCTTTAGGAAATTCATCTAGTTTCACCAGATCTTCCATAGATACTCAAAGTTTTGTGACTCAGCTAGTTTTTAGTTTATTTGACCAAATAACTCAGTTCATAAATTCGACAACCTTTTTAGATCCGGCAACTCATCTAGTGGTACCAGCCAAAGCATAAATATTTTTTGCTTCGTTTTCGTATACGAGACTAGAAGAAACAACTCACTTGAATGAATCTGGGTCAGATATTGCTTGTGAATTATTCACATTTGCTACAAATTTATCTCAGATTTGCTTATAAGTAAGCCCATCTTGTGCAACAACAGAGCCAATTGTTCCGTCTGGCGAGAAAGATACGTCTTGTCTAGCGAGATCAACCAATTCTCATATATCCTTTTTCATTGGATACATAAGACTATTTTCCAAAAATCAAATATTTTTTGCTATGTTATCATAGTTTTTCTGTGCCAATTCTTTTGCTACCTCTCTTCATTTTACTACGCTGTCAATTGATCTTTCTGTTGATAGAATATCTGAAACTCTATTAGCTATTTTATCAGCGATAGGGAAGTCAAATTTATCGTAGATAGTATCAAAAATTGTTCAAACGTTTGCATCTATAAGCTCAAAATCCTTTAGATTTAAGAAGTTCAATACATCGGATACTTTAGGCTCCGCTCATTTTGCTGTACTTGATATAGCGTCTTTAAATTCTGCTCATCATAGTATTTTTGCAATTGCAGATTGTCTTGCAGAATAATTCCCTTTTAGTTTTGTATCATCGAATCCAAATAGTTTTCAAAGCCCATAAAGTGTACCAGCGGATTCTTCTGATTTTATATAGTTTGCGTCAGCAAGCATATTAAATACATCTTGAGGGACGGTAGCTTTATTGACTACCTTGAATCCTAGAGCATTCACAACCTCTTTCCAAACACCAAATCAAATTGATTCTATTTTTGGATTAAGGATTTCTGCTTTTGTAAGACTTCTCAATAAATAGTCATGAAGTTCCACTCATTTTGTCCCAATTTCTGATTGTAGATCCTTAACAATATCGCTCATTCCTCTTGAAAGAACTTCAGTAGCTCTCTGACCCCTTTTCATTCCATAAACATTTGATATTTTTTCTCCACCAAATGTAGTTAGGTCCTCTATTTTAGACATAACAAAACGCTTGATTCCATCGAATCCTTCTCTATTCCCGATCTTAGCAATAACATCAACATATGCATAATATTGAGACATAGCTCTTAAGTCTGTAAGTGTCTTTTGTATCTTAATTTGCTTGTCTCCTTTGTATGGGATGTTATTTAACATGAAATCAATTTTATTTACGATACTTGATATTTGCCCCTGCCCTTTTTCAAAATACTCAATCATTTTTTCTGGACTTTCTAGAGAGTCTGATAATTTCACATAGGTTTGGAAATCACCAAATACTTCAAATAGTCCTCAAGATACCATTGCCTCATATCATCTGTTCCCAGAAATCATACCATTGAGAGCACTTTGTTTAATAAATTCTTCTACCAATGGATCATCTGATTTAGACGCTTCAACAAGCATTTTATAAATTTGTACGTCTTTATTTTTCATATTAGCAGCCAATGTCTCAGCGTCAGTATCGTTTATCAACTTTTGAAAAGATGCTATGCTACCAATATTTTCATTTGCCTTAGCAATGTCGTTTATATCTGAAGAAAATAATCTTCTACCAGATTCAGAATAGATATAGTTATCAATATCCCTAGCAACGGACGGCTTTGCGCTTGACGCCTTGAATCTACCATTCATGAGTTTATCTCCAGCTACCTTAAACATATCATCTGTAACCTTTCAATCAAAAGCGACATCGGCAACAGCCTTAACTTTAGTTTTCAATATTTCAAAAGCCTCACTAGGAGCTTTACCAACTAGAGATTCAGAAACATTATATGCAATAAATTCATCAGTATTTTTGAATCTATATCCATAGGTTTTTAGATAGTCAATTTCGTCTTGAGAAAATCATTTCTCCTGGAGTTTTTTAACATCCAAATTTTTGATATCAAATCAATCGTATAGAGAAGCGAATTTTGTGTTCAATTCTGCTACACCCTCGGAATATTTAACTGCCATCTCTGTGTATAATTTGGATTCTTTGTTGATGAGACCGTGGGTAAGCTCATGAACAAATCCAATAACAAAATCGTCTGGATTTTTATAGAATCCCTTATATAAAGAAATTATAGCCGATCCATCCTTAAATGTTCAACCTATACCAGTACCAAGTTTTTCAAATTTTACATTTATTTTTGCAGCTTTTATATTATCGAGAAATTTTGTTTCAGCAAGAGCGCCTATCTTTTTGATAGACTCTATAGATTTCAACCCCTCTGGTACATAATTAAGAGTGTTTTGAGAAAACTCTTGTAATTTTTTCATATATTCTTCAGCTGTTCAGCCGGCAAATCATTCATTGAAAGCCCTTATAAGCCCCATAATATGAGAGTCAGAAACTTTCCCAGTTTCATTTACATTTGAAAGTATCTTATCAACCACGGTTCTTGTTCCTTCTGATATATTTTTACCAGTGAAGTGATCAGCAACAGCCTTCACAAAATTTTGCTTATGATTTACTAATTTTTCCATATTCTCTACAGGGACAAATCCTAATTCGTTAAATGAGCCTTGTGAGTATTTGACCATATCTGTGAGTATTCCTGCCTCTGATTTAGCAACATCGTTGAATACTTTTTTAGATTCATATAATGCGCTAATAAGACCATCTCTAGTGGCTATTCTTCCCTCTATACCATTAAGTAATTTAGTTCTTTCTCCCATATCTGTGAGAGTATTAGCAACACCCTCAAAGACACTTCTAATAAATGCTCTAGCTTCTGGCTCTACAGCTTTTTCTCAAGCAACTAAACCAGTGGTAAATTTATCTAAAGCATTATTCAAGGATACTCTAAATGTTTCTGTATCTATTTTTGCTCAGTCTCCAGCCGCCCTAATGATGTCATTTACACTATCTCACTTAGCACCCAAAAGATCAAACATATTTACTTTGACTGTTTTTGAAGCATCAGCTCCATCAATAGCAACATCGAATGACGCATTTTTATATGCCTGGTCAAATTCGGCTGCCTTTAGTTTTGTAATACCAGCTTCTTTGTAGTCTTTTATTGCTCATTTTATCAATGGGAGTCCTTCTCAAATTACATTGAAAAGAATATTTGTAGATGTATTTGCATCTGACATTCCAGCAGATAGATTATAATCGAACATGGAATCAATACCAACAGTACCTTTTACCAGGTTAAATGCCTTATCCATATTGTTTAATGAGTTGATAACCTTGCTAGCATCAGCAGCAGCATCAACAAATTTTACAGCCTTACCAATATCCATGACACCTTTTATTCCAATCTGTGCTCATTTTACTAATCATTCTACAGGAACAAACAACTGAGCTAGCTCTCAACCGTTTCTGATTGCTCGATTTGCTGTTTTACCAATAGCATTTTTAATTACACCGTTATTTTGTGAGAGATATTCCAGGTCCGATAGGTCTGTCGCTTTAACTGGGGCAACTTGTTGTATAACTTCATCCAAACCCCTAGTAACGAAACTCAACAAGTATTCTGCTCATTTATATGTACCAAGGATAGGCTTATTTTCTTCATATGTTTTGGCTACAGATTTTTTCATAAGATCTTGTCTAATATCTTCTTCGGTATCTGTAATGTTTTGTGCCAACATTTTTGCAGAATCGTCATTAGATATCAAATCAAATGCGTCATTCCAGTCTTTTATCTGGCTAGCGTTATTTTTAGTTTTCAAATACATGACATTTTGAAGCTGGTCCTTCATTTTTTTAAGAGATTCTATTTTTGAAACAAAATAAGGATCATCTTGTAATTTATTATCTCTAGCTTGGGTTATTAAATCGCTCACATCCGAGATAGAGTTGTATACAGTTTTATTGTAGGCGTTTGCCACATCTGTATTTTTACCAAAAATATCCTCAAGATCTTTCATCTTGGGAGTGGCTTTTTGAAATTCAGTTTGGAAATATTGTTTATCTAATTCTTGGTTTTGTGCGTGTCCAGGATCTAATTCCTCAATTCTCTTTAGGTTGTAATTAAGATTTTGCAGGTTAGAATTATAATCTTCCTTCATTTTTGTTGCAGCAGCTGGATCAGCCTTTAGAAATTCTGGGTTATAAACATAGCTTTTTAACTGGTCCAGTGTTTTTGATGCTTTGAATATATTTTGATATGCCTCGGGGAGAGTAGAAATATATTGTTTTTCTTGCGCCGTTACTTTGTTATCGGAAAAGATGTTTTGCATATTTTTGATTGTATCTGTGTTCACCTGGGCAACAGGAATATTTTGAGTATTGATTACATCAGATACTCATTGTTCATTCCCTTTCATTATTTGTATTCAGTCCCCTATAGGTAATGTGATTCATGAATTTTGGACTTCTCTAATAGGTACTTCGAGAAAGTCTTTGATATCGGACACTACATTTTTTGCTTCATCCCAAGCTCATTTTACGAAATCAATCAATCACATACCTTATATGTTAAGAACTAAACAGAATTTCCTGTTGAAGCAGCTGAAGAAGCTCCTCATTGTGCAGATAATAGAGCTGAGATTGCGCTCATACCGCTAGAGTTTGTATTTGCCTTAGGTATGTTTGTGACAATATAATTATACAAGTAGTTCATCATATCTGTTGCAGTACCAGCATTTCTAGCGTTTGCTACAACACTCGCAGGAACCTTTACTTTTGAGCTTAAAGCTGTTCACAAGATTTGTTGTATTTGAGATTCTCTCATAGCTGGAGAGGTATTCATCCATTTTTGGTTTCCTTCGTTTACATATTGACCAAGTTTTTGATTGATCAATGTGTCTTGCATTTGCGTAACTGGAGCAAACTTAGCTTCTGTATATTGTTGTTCAGTACCTCATTGGAGTTGCGCAATAGCGTTGAATTTATCATTTAATGTGTTCAATATGTTTTGTCTGTTTGAATCATTCAAATTAGCATCCTGCATAACTGTATTTTTTAATTGGAGATAGTTTTGTGTAAGTGTATTTGCTTGTTCTGCAAGATCTGCATCGAGCTTCACCATATTTAACATTGATGTCCTTGCTCTTGCTTGTCACATACCACTTGCAATTATTTGTCCAGACTCACCACCCAATCCTCTGAGTTGTCTAGAAGCTGCAATACTAGATGCTTGGTCTCCAGCCTCTTGTTGTGCTTCATAACCAGTTTTAATTGTATCTAGATTTGATTTCATTTCTCCAAATTTAGAGTCTATTGTTCCTTCTTGTTTATTGATTCTATTTAGGATATCTTGATATTTCTGTGACTGTGCGCCTTCCAAGACTCAGAAAGAATCTTGTAATTTTTGGTTTAATGATGTTTGAATAGCCCTAGTTTCATCAGCTTTCATAAGAGCTGTCTTAATTTTAGACTCAAATATACCTGTTGTATCTCATAATTGTTTTGCAATTGCCTGGATATCTCAAGATAGAGCTCCATATTGTTGTTTGAACATATCTGCGATAGCACTTCAACCCTTTACTCCGTTTAGTGCGGAAGTATCTATTGTTGCAGGAGTATTTAGCTTTACGGCCGGAGTAGTTGCTGCCATCGGATCTCTTACAGTCTCCCCTTTTGCGTTTATTTTTGATCAATATGCAGCAGGATTATCAGCAATACCTGGGTCCCCTCATGTGAAATTTTTAGATGTAGATGGAATTGCTGGGGAACCAACACCAACATATCCTCAAGAAGCTCCTTGAGTTATTCCTGCTTTTGCCATAGCGGCATCAATATCGGCTTGTGATTTACCAGCCTTTTTTGCAGCGTCTACAATAGCTGCTACCTTTCAAGAGTCTACTGATACCATTTTGGTAAGTTGTTATAGGTTAAATGACATTTGTTACAGTTTTAATATTTGGATTCATATCGTTTTCATATCATGCCCAACCACCAAACATAATTCAACTTCATCCGATGCTTGTTAATGATAATTTACATAAAAACCCTGCAATATCAATCGGAGTTTTCATTATTTCTATATCAGATATTGCCGCTATAGCATCTGACTTATCTCATCCCATCAACTCCCCTCACATGAGAGAAGATCACATTGTATCTTGCAAAGCATCAAAGATATTTGATAGATACTCAGTGTTGAATATATCCCATTCCTTTGAAAACTTTTTGTTATTTATTTGCCATTCAGCATTTAATATTCCATCTTGGGTATAATCAGTTTTTCCAAGCAATACGGCAAAATATTTCCACGCCTTCATAGTCATAATGTTATCTTGTCCAAATATTGATTCTATTTTCTGTGTATAATCTATTCAAAGGTCAGTATACGCAGACGAACTCTTAAATCCTATATATCATGTCCCAAGAAAATAGAAAACATTGTTCAGTATCTTTTTCCCAGAGACATTTATAGCGTATTCATTTTTTGTCCAACCTTTATATTTAATATTGTAGACAAATTCTTCAGCATTACCAATAGTATCATAAATATAAATGTTTCTACTATCAGAATATACACTCAACTTATCAGTTCCCAATACAAATCTATTTAGATAATTTGAAACTGTTTGTCCTTGTTCTTGTGGATCTCCGACATATTGCGTACCGGTAACTGTAAGAGCCAAAGAGTAAAATGATTTATCGCTACCAACAAAATACAATCATTTATTATAATGTATCGCATCGCTACTGAATAATCATAGATTTGATAGGACTTCTTGTGTGGAGAATATTGTATTTCCAGTAGAACTATTTAGACTAGCTTTAACTAGATGCATTTTGTTTGGTGTACAAATAAGCATAACATCACCAAATGGATACAATCTAGAAATATCCGTTTCACCAGTTCTTAAAATTCTTGCAGAAGCTGTGGCCCCATCATAAAATTTGAAAATATCTCTTTCATCAGAATAGAAAACATTTCCTTTTACGTCAGCATACCAGAAGATACTTTTCCACATCGTAGCATCGGCTATTTTTGATCCTTGTGTAGGGACTACTTGTACAAAACTAGCTCCATCATATTTTCGATATGAGTCAGATGTCTGAATCATAATATTGCTTGTGAGGGAATTATATACTGTAAAGACAGTCCCTGAAGCAGGAGCGACATCGAACGGGTCTCCACCACCAGTATTAGAAACTGTGATAGTATCAGCAGTATTTGAAAGAATATTACATAAAGAACCAGCACCAGTTCCACTTGCCAAATAAATATAGGCTCCAGCGAATTGATTTACAGTCCATCATGCAGATGTTTTTGTAATGCTGTTGATCGTACCAGACACAGCAGTTCATGTGGCCAAGACAGATTCTCATCCAGCAAGTACCTTGAACATTCTTGCATTATTTCCTTTATTCTGATTCAATATTTCCGTAAGCACCAAAGTGTTTAGGTCTAATTTATATACAATAATTTTTGTCGCTGTCATAGATGAAACAAGTACCTCTGTTTTATTTGCATCACGATATTCGATAATGTCATAGAATGTTTCTCCTGGTTTAGATTTCAACAAATCAACACCGTATCTTTTTTTTATAAAAAATGCCTTATCAGCAAAGTTCTGATTATATGGGGGGTTGGTAATTTCTCAATTTATTATCTCCGTAAATTGATCATTAAACCCTTCTTTTGGCATTTTATCCAATAGTTGTACTACCATAGGTTTTTATAAAAAACTAAACAGCTCATCAATTTCAGAAAATTTTTGATTTAATTTGATCTACTGGATCATCATAACTATCTGTTTTTGCTAAATTATTTAATGCATCAACTGCGCCATTTCTATATCCAGAAAGTAGATTTCCCATTCCCTCACCTAGCCATAGACCAGATATTGAAGAAAGAAATTTTTGCTCAAGTGCTTCATTGTATTCTGGAGGGATTGGAAGCTCCAAATCTGAATTTACAACAGTATATCTTGTGAAATATTTTTCATATTGTACATGAATTTTTGTTACTGGCTCTCATAACACAAGTTGTGTACCATTTATAGTGAACCATTTTTTTGTTGAGGATCCTGTAACAGACATTTTTAGTTTTTTATAATCTTCATCCGAAGCATTTTTAACAAATTCTATAAGCTTTGGTCTTATAGAAAGTGAATATGTACTTAGTTCAGTTACTCCGTCTCATAAAATATCTACCTGGACATTCCAGTATCGTTTTCTATAATTCAGAATATAAAAAATAGCATTATTTAACTTTCCATATAGATATGTTGGAGTAAATAACGCCTGTCAAACATATTGGTTACAATCAGCTAAAACTGTAGACATGAACTGTTTTGCCGTTACATTATCAAACATTTTTTAGTAATTATAATCTAAAATCATCCAACTTATATTAAAAAAATACAAAAATACAATACAAATATAAAAAAAAGAGAGCCACAGCCCTCTCTTTATATGTGTAAATTTTCTGTAGACTATTTAGCAAGGTATTCAATACCACTAGCAACAAAAGCGATAGCATTAGCTGTCCCTGAAGTTACCTTAATAGCATCACCAGCAGAAAGGAATAGTTTAATTGGAGCCGCATCATTTGTAGCATTAGCTGCCAAAGAAACAGCAGTTCTCAAAGAAACTGTTACCCCACCAGAAACCAATTTTACAGTAACGTTTGCAGCAGTACCTGTTACATTGTTAATGTACAAATTAAGTTCTACTTGTTTACCAGCACCAATCGTAAGCAATGTTGCTTCGGCTGTATCTGCTGGAGCTAGCATTGCTAGCGTTTTTCTTTTTGCAATAAGCATAGCGAATTTTGGTAAAAAAATTAAAGGAGGAGGGTTTTACCCCTCCAAATATACTAAGACAAGATGATTTTCTTGTACAATCCTTTTCCAGCACCAAAGTTAGTAGCTGAATCGTTTCCTCCGAAGATGAAAGTAAGATCGTAGATCATGAGAAGAGTAGTTGTATCCATTGTATCTTCATCAGTAACTGATTTCTTGATAAGGATATCTGGGCTACCCATTTCAGGAGCGAAGTTTTCGTTCAAACCGTGGTACATTTTTCTGTACGCTCCGATAAGATCCAAAGGAATAACGTATGCTACTGGTGCGTTGATGTCACATTCGTCAAGAGATGGTTCAAAACCAAGCATCAAGTAGTCGAATTGTGGGAAGTTGATCTTTTGGAGACCGAATCCGAATTCAGTTGGAGCAGATGACAATTGGATTTGTACATTGTTTTGTCTCAATGTTCCAAATTTCTTAACAAATGCTGAGTTTCCAATCATAACAACCTTTTCATTTCCGTATGCAGCTGAGTAGTTGTATACATCGTATGTAGCGTTGTAGATTTGTTCTAGAATTGCATCACCTTCATCAGAAGCAGAAATAGTAACTGTATCAACTACTTCAGCCAATCCTCCAGCATAGTATCTTACTTTAGAAGAACCATCTGTGTAAGTATCTTTCTTTCCTTTGAAGAATGTTGCTGCGATATCTCCGAAAATTTCGTTTCCGAGTTTTTGAGCTGTTTTCATTTGGAGGTAGTTATTGATTCCTTCCAGCATAATTTCTTTAGTAGATTTTGCTTCGTCTGGATTTGGTTGCCCACCTCTGAAGTAAAGATCCATATGAGAATTAAGTGTTTGGTCAGTAACTGAGAATTTTGCTTGGAATGTTTGGAAGTTGTTTGATGTCTTGTTTCTAGTAGGATCGTAATCTGTTCTATCAACAACATCTCCAACTCTCTTAGCAGAAGCAACTCTCTTAACAAGATCAGTTGCGGCAGTTGTAATTGAAGCTGCCAAAGTGATTTGTGTAGTTGAATCTACAGATGCTACGAAAGCATATGTTTCAGTTCCATCAATAGCCTCGAAGATGATCTTATCACCCTTTGAGAAACCTTGTGTAGCTGCCAATGTTTTAACAGTTCCAGCACCTGCTGTACTTGTTGTTGTTGATGCTCTCTTCATTGCGATAGTAGACCATTCAACTACATATCCATCCTTAGTTGTTACAGCGTCAATCTTCAAATTTTTGAAGCTAACATTTTTTGCTGTAGAGGTTCCGAACAATTGGTCTCCAAAGAGCCAAGATCCGAGCTTTTTGTTGTAATTTTTCCACGCCTCGAAAGAGTACGCACCTACTTGTGGGAGTGTTTTCAACACAGCCGTAGGAGAATCATTAGTTACGCTAAAAGACATTTTGGTTATAGGTTATGTATAAAAAAAGCTAATCCTTCATATACTGTCTGATGTCTAACAATTGTCTTCCACCAGGAGCTTTGTCTTTTTCAGAGCTATATGTAGACGATGATGGGGATGCTGCTGTCGCAGTTTGTTGCTCAGCCATGTCTTTCATCATTGAATCAATACTTACTCCATAAACTTCTTGGACCATTTCATCAAGAATTGATTTGATATCGTCTTTGACGGTTTCATCACCAGCTTTAAATTTGCTCATGAATGTTGCAAGAGATTTAACTCTCTCATCAGAGTTCAAAAGATCATGGGATTCCTTTAGAGTAGCTGTATCAGAATTTAGTTTATCTATTTCCTGATTAGCATTTTCCAATTCTGCCTTGTATCTTTCTTTTTCCTTTGCATCTTGTTCGCTCAAAATCTCTTTTTGGAGAACGAGTTCATTAAGTTTATCAATTTCGCCTTGTAGTTTAGCTGTAAGTTCAACATCTTCTGGCGCTGCCTCAGATGCTTTTGCGGCTTCTTCAACAACTACCTTTTGATCTTCAACTTCTTTAGGCTGCGGGGCCTCATCAACTATACCCAATAACGTTCTTACTGTTTCCAATAGAGCTTCCCCTTCCTCAACAGCAGTCTTATCTTCTTCGCCAGGTGTTTCTGGTTCAGCCTTAGACTCGTCATGTGCTGGTGGTTCTGGTTCACTACCTTCAACAGGTTTTTCTTCAGTAGTAGCTGGTTCTTCTTCCGGAGCTTCTTCCGGAGCTGGAGCTTCTGCTGTAGGTTCTTCTGGTTTTGCTGGTTCTTCAGCAGTATCCGCTGCTTCAGGAGCAAAATTTTTGATATCTAGTTCTGATTTTGATGATTGCATTTCATCATAACCTTTACCTAGAGCATGGTTGAAAGCGGCGTGATTAGCGTCACGATCTAATACTTGTGGTTGTGGCATCCCCTTACAATTATATACTAAAACCTTACAATTATCATTTATATATAGATATATAGATGAATATCAATATGTTTTTTGACTATTTTATTGTGGCAACGTCTCATGCACCAGGTTTACGCTGCTTAGCGTACTTTTCTTTGGCTGCACGGTCAAGAATAGTCTCGGCCAAACTTACTAAATCTTTGTTGTCTGGAGCCATCTTTCATATATTATTCAAATCAAACTTTGGTTTTTCTAATTTACCTTTTCAAATATCTCAAGCAGATCATATTCAATTTATTTGTCAAATAGTTGGCATTATATGTAGATCGTTTGATTTAGCTACGGATAGTGTTGCTTTATTTTCTTGTGTTCATTTATTTTCCTCTTTTTTTGGGGCTCATGATACAGCTTTTATTGCTGATGATTTTTTAGTTTCCTTTTTTTCTGGTTCTGGTACCTCTTCCTTTTGTCAATCAGCCACCTTTATTCCATATGGTTCTAATTTTTTGTATCATTCACGCATAGAAGGACCATAATTTACTAGAGCATTTCATTTCAAATCCTCTTTATATGCAGATTGTACTTGATCTCCAGTCATTACTGGCTTTCTAATATTTGTAATATAGTCGGTTACTAGAGTTTGTTTATCTGCACCGCCAATTCCATTCTGTTTAGAAAATTCATCAATAGCTTTTACAAGTTTTGTTCCTACCAATGTGTTCCCATATTTACCAGCAAAATCTTCAGTTGGATTTTTTACTTCAGTTCCCTTGAATTTTTCTTGAGAAGCTTTTCTGGCTTCATCGTAATTACCTTTATCAAAAAGGTTATAGTTTGGTGTGTCTTTAGATGAAATGTTTGAATCAGCCATAAGCAAAAAAGATAATAAATAAAATTATGATGGGTTTTGTTCCTTTCTAATTCTCTCTTCGAGGGCTATTTTCTCTTTGGTGATCTCTAATATATTAGACCTATACCTAGCAGCTGATACAACGTCCCCTGACTCATAGCAATCAATAAGATTGTTATTAAGATAAGTCAAAAGAACGCCATAATGAGCGAGATTAAACTGTCAAAATGAAACATCCTTCTTCTCAAAAGATAAAGTTATTAAATGGGCTTTACCATTCTTAACCAAGAAATCATTTACAAGTTTTTTTAAGAATTCCATCCTAGTCTTGAGGGGTTAAAATATCGTTCACGGCTGTTTTTTGTATATTTTCTGGTTGAACGGCTTGTTGGTTTTGATCTCCAGCTACTTGTGCAACAACATCTGCAATATTTTCTGGAGCTGGCGCTTGTTCTTCTGGAACTGGCTGTTCTGGTGATGGTTGTCCACCTCATTGAGCAGCAAGATTTTTAACAACTTGTGCAATATCTACGGATCCTGCGGCAGACTGTTCTGGTTGAGCAGGTTGTGCTGGTGCCGCTTTAGCATCCAATCTAGCCTTTGCTTCCATTGTTTTTGCTTGTACTTTTTCTTGGGTCTTTATTTTTTGTAGTTCTGCTTTTTCAATTTTAGCTACTGCCTCTTTATCCGTATAGATGAAATTAGCTTTCAAATCAAGATATTGAGCCAATTGTCTGATAAGATCTGCGAAATTTATCACAGGCATACCAGTAGATGGGTCAATTGCATTATTTCCAATGACGGATAGGAACTGAGTAAGCTGAGCAATTCTAATTTCTTTGTATGCTGTCTTGAGCGCTTCGGTATCGAAGATGATATCGAACTCACCATCAAGATTTTCTGCATTTATCTTTCTCCAAGTCCAAAGTTTAGTTTCATCATTGAAGATTTTCATAACCGTTTCCTTCTGCATGTAGATGTTTCCAAGTTCCATCCAGAATTTACCAGTCTTGCTCATAACATCGTTCAAAGAATCGAACAAAGAGAGAAGCCTTACCTTAAATCCTTGTACTCTATTGACAACATCACCAGCAACTCTAGGTACTTTACCTCCTGAGATAGGAGATCCCATAACTATTTCGTTAACACCGGCTGCCATAAAGGCCGCATTTTCCATAAAGTTTACCAAGTCGATAACTTGCACATTTGCACCACCGATATTTAATGGCTGAAGTTGATTTACATCTTCAACGGTTATAATTTGTCCAGGGTACCATTCTACCTCGTTATTCCCGGAAACTATTTGAGATTTTCCAGCAACTCTAAGGAGAATAGGTTTTGCTTTTATTTTTAGGTCGTCAATATATGCGTTCAAAAACGCAGAAGCCATGTCGTCATATGGACGAAGTAGCCCAGCAAGTCCAGTACCTCTAATTGTACCACCCTCTAGTGAGAAATATAGATATGTAAATGGGTCTTCTTCGATTGGATATGGATTTATTGCGTTATATACACAATATCCGTTTATCCAAAGTTCTAATCTACCATCCATTCCATCATCAATCCAAACCTCTACCATTTCAACATACTTGTTTTTTTCAAATGAGTATGATCCATTGAAACTGTTGATATCCGTAAGTCAATCCTGTACAAGAATTTGGTTTCTTTGGTATGTCCAGTCTTTAGTGGCAAACATTTTTGGGTCATTCATTGCTTTTTCTAATTTTGCTTTTGGTAATTGGAAAAACATTCCATATTTTTCAGTCAATTTGGATTCTGGTACCAATTCTCTTTTGATTTTTACTGGAGCAGCATAAGGATCTTTGGCTGCTGGGTCGATAAGTAAGTCAAATGGAGAAATATATTCATAAGAACCATTCTGTTTAAATATTTTTTTAGTTTTTACTTCTCATGAAATGATATTTCCCTTAAGATCATACTTAGGGACAACATATTTCTTAGTCTTGTTTACGGTTTTGAATCCAACTTTACCATATCCCTCACCGATAATCAAAGCATCAAGGATTTGCATATGCAAAAATCTTTTTGTCTTTGAAACTGAGTATGTCCACATGAGATATTCCTCACAAAGTGTTGCCTGTTCCTTGTCTTGCTCTGATTCAGATGCTCCAGAAACATAGAACTTAATTAGATTATCGTAGATATGTGCGAAAAACGTTTTGATCGTTTTCTTTGTAATTCCAGACGAAATATTTGATTGCCAAGTAGTATCTATGTAGGCTTTTCTAGGAGTCATATCTCCAGCATAAGACTGGTAGTCTTTTATCCATTTAGGCCAAACGTTTTTTTGATAATAATCAAAAATCTGTGAAACTCTAGTATACCCCTTATCGTTTGCAATAAAGTCAGTTACTATTTTCATACAGATTTTATAAAAAATAAACGTAGCAATCAGATTACTACGTCTATATCATTATTTTTGTCAAAATCAAGTGATTTTTATTATTTTATGTGTTCACTATTGACTTATTATATCTTCTGTTTCAAATACAACAACGTCAGTAGTGAGAAACATACAAGCAGCTGATATTGCGTTCTGGACAGCGCACTCAACAACCTTTGCCGGATCAATTATTTTATATTCATCCCATGGTGTGTATACTCATGTTTTGGAATTGAAAACTAATTCTGATTTTATATCTCACGGATGTATAATCTTTTCTGCATCTCGTCACGCATTATATATTATGGTTTTTGCTGGCTCTTTTATTGCGTTTATAAGTATTCTCCATGCAACACCAAATCAATCTGGAACAGGTACCTCTGTTGCGGCTCTAACAAGGGCAAATCCACCACCAATAACAATTCAGTTCTTTATTGCTGATTTCGTAGCACATATTGCATCTTCGATTTTATATTTTTTATTGACTGCCTCCATTTCTGTTTGGCATCCAACATAAATAATAGCAACACCAGAAGAAAGTCTTGAGATTCTCTCTTCTACCTTTTCTCTTCGATACTCATTTTTTTCTTTTAAGTTTTTCTTTTTTAACATAGATATGCGTTCATTTATTCAATCATCTTCTCAATATCAATCCACAATAACTGTTGAATCTTTTCAAGATACTACCCTTCCTGCACGTCATATCTGGCCAGAGAATCCTCTTTCTAAAATTGTTTCTCACCAACAACACACAGTATAAACATCCTCTAAGATATCTTCAGAGTTTTGTCATGTAGATGGTAATCATGTTACAATTATATTAAACATTCAGCTTTTATTATTTTTTATTATAGCATCTAGAGCACCTCACGATACCTCATCTGCCATAATTAGTAAATTTTTTCTACCCTCATAATGCATTTCCTCTAATACTCAAATTAACACCCCTCATGCATCGGATAGCTCTCATTTACCAACCAATATTGTTACATCACTTAGGTCTGATTGAAGATTTTCTTCATCGAGCATAAATATTGGTGATACCAAACCAGCATCAATGACGTATCATTTTTTCAATTCCTCTTTGATACCTATTTCCTTTGAAATCTCAACAGAAATTTGTCCATCTGGTCATATTTCTTTGATACATTTTGCTATAGTTTCTCAAATTTCTTCGTCCTGTGCAGATATGGTGGCAATATCTTTTACCTCTGGGGATGTATGTTTAATTGTTTTTGTGTATTTTCTTATATTTTCAACGATACTATCCCCAATTTCATGTAGATTTTTGCTTAATACGAACGGATTTGTTCCGTTTTGCAGTTCCGATAGGCCATGTTTTGCAATTGCGTAGGTAAGACAAGTGGTGGTAGTAGTTCAGTCACCTACCTCCTTATTTGTCTTCTCTGCGGCTTCCTTAATTATGGATGCTCAAATATTTTCTACAGGATCTTGCAAACTTATCTCTCTGGCGATTGTAACCCCATCATTTGTGACAACAGGGGATCTATCGAATCTTCCAAGGACGGCATTCCTTCCGCAAGGACCCATAGAAGACATAACGGCAGTAGAAACTATTTTCATTCCTTCAAATAATTTTTTACGAGCGTCATCTCATAGTAATACAGTTTTTGACATTTTTTCGACAACTTACAGTATAAAATGTTAATAAATATTTCAGTAATATCAATTCTTCTTTCTTTTTATAGTTCTTCCATAGTCATCTCTTTCAACATTTTCGAGAGCCCTTTTTTCTGCCTCTCTTTGCTGTTCCCAAATACGAAGCGGCTCAAGATATGTTGTTTTGAATATCCAGGCAATACAAAGCATAGCTGACATAAGATCATCAGTACCAGCCTGGGCTTCATAACTCATTCAACCCCTACCATTTCTTTTCCCTATGTAATTTTCTGCTTCCATTCTAAACATTTCCAGCTTAGAAAGCGCTTTTACTTGACCCTCTTCGGCCATACTTACGAAGTTATTGACCAATACCTCCTTACCAACACTGTAGATTGTGACTCATTCTCTGAATTCCTTCTTGAATCATGAGGTAGCGGAGGTGAACTTGATAGGATAGTCGATAAGTCCTGGATTATTTTCAATAACCTGCTCTTCATTTGATATATCGGCACACACCTTAAGTCCTGGATACATCTGTTTGAGTTCTTTGACGATATTTATTTGTTGGGTATATGTATATCCTCTGAGTCTACTTTCTCGAAATGCAATACCGTCCTTTTGAGAAAGCATAAGCATACCTGCGGTATCAACCCTCTTTGCAAGATCCCGACCAAGGAGTAAGAACTCGTCCTTTTGAATTTTATCTTCGTCAGACATGATGAAGAATCCTTCAGGGACAACTGTTGAGTCTGCTTTTGGTAGTTGAGAATAGAGTTCGCAATAAAATCTATTTGGATATGGGCGCAAAGTATCTTTGGTTGTTTTCTTTTGCTTTGGTGTGAGCCATTCAATCTGATCAATATTCACTCTGAGGGCCATCCATTCATCGGTACCGTCCTCATCCTGCTTAAATCACATCTCAATAGCAAGGAGTTCATTATAGAACCGCTCCGAATCGAGCTTCTTCATTTCTCGGAAGATAGTAGAGTTTACCAAAACGCCCGCATTATTATTATTGATAATTGGGAAAGCATCGAGCCATGTAGATGTCTTAATCTTTCCACCTTCATCGAAGACAAAGTAGTTACCCTTCAAAGATCTAGGCCCAAGTTTAGAGAATGAAGACACGAAAGTAAGCGTATTTCCAGTCGATCAACCAAAAGGACACCTGATGGTGAAGTTACTTCTGTTGAGTTCTATGATTCCGTAATCGGCAGCCTTCTTCAATAGAGACTCAAAGTAATCCCGTGGCTGCTTAAAGGCGGCTTCCGTCTCACAGATATAAATAATACGGTAATAGTCTTTGGAAAGAAGTCTTTGATAACAGTCACGAACCGCATCAAACGTTTTTCACGATTGTCTAGGACAAGCATTCCAAACAAATCTCTTTCTGAGTGAATGATAGGCCTTATACATCTGCCAATAGGAGAGCTTGATAGTCCCACCATCGTCATTCACCATAGTCTCACGGACTAACTGAGGAATAATCTTCACTGGGAGTCTATCGTTCTTGAAAAATTTATGTTCTTCGGCTATAACAACATCGTCTACTAATTCTTTCGGAAAATTTTGGATGGCGTTGAAGTAGATTTCAAATGGGAGATCTAATATGGATCTGATTTTTTCGTGTTCTGGATCATCTGCATTGAATAATGCCTGTTGTTCCTGCTCTCTTAGAACCAACGACCCATCTTTGTAGATATAGAACTGCTTAGATAGTTCTCTGAGGATGGTTATCTGGAGATCTGAGAGTATCTTTGATTTTGCTAGGTAGAATATAGACTCTTTCAGTGTATCTTCATCTAGTGGTTGTTCTCATTCCACTACTCAAGTGCTTTCTCTGTCGATATATTCGATAAGTTTTATTCCATCTAGGAGGAAAAACTTATGACTTTTGATCTTTGGATTGTCTGCATAGACAATATTTTTCCTATTTATGAGTGATGACGAGAAGTCATCTCTTATCAACGGATTTATTTTATCCCATTGCGTGGAGGATAAGATAAATGGGTTATCAAGTATATCTCAGTTAATAGAAAAAGAGGTGCTGATGGCGTTCCCCAGCACTCTCAATATTCAGTTCTTATCTGTAACATTCGAGAAGTTTGTAAAATCTACAGCCATAAGAATATTTCAATACTAAAGGGAATTGTGTATGAGAGTAATAGCCCTACCTATTTCATATTGAACATACTGTAATTTACAAATAGCTGATTCCATACTATCCCCTTCTGGAAAATCCCTATCCGGTTCGGCCATAAGCCCTATACCTAGTTTTCACATAGTTTCGTTTAGTTCGTCCATTTGTTTGTTTGCTATGCGATATGCATCCCAAATTCTTATAACAAATCAATCTTGTTTTACTTGGGCTGATGAATTTACTGATGAATTTACTGCTGTACATGAGTACGGTCTCTTTTTTTCTTCTTCTGGCATTGTGTGTTTTGTGAAAGATTAAAAATATGTCATTTTTTGTGTTCTGGAAGCCAATCTGCGTGAGATGTTATATGCCACATCCTGCAATCTGGACATCTGTATGTTCTTTTGGGAATCTTGTCTTTTCACTTTCTTCATGGATTGTGGCGGATAGAGGCCATAACACGTTGTGCTACTTTCTCGCTTACAAACTGTGTTTTACCGCAATCCATTCTTTAGTATTTATATAATAAAACTATTCACCATCCATCAAATCTAGAGCCTTTTCTCTGGCAATATCGTATGCCGATTTCTTTGCTGGATGTTTAATCTCATAATTTCTAATAGCTTGATCAATTCTCTTTTTCTTAGCGGTCTTTGCTCTACTGCCTGTCATTTTCTTGTTCTTTCCCATGTGTGTAGATTTGGTTATATAAATAAAGAAGATATTCTTGCATAGATTCCTCCACGTTCTTCGAGAAGTCCATACTCTGAATTTTTAAGTCCAGCGATATTTTTAACATTGACTCACTTAACAAAGAATTTATTGCAATATACGAGATCACCTGGCTTAACCATTTGTACAGCCTCACCTACTTTCAAAACTTTTGCCAAAAATGTATCATTTGCAAGGAAATTTTTATTGTCTTTTTCGGCAGATGTCCCTAAAAATATACCAGACGCAGTAGTTTCTGCCTCATCAATTCTTTGAACAAGTACGTTTATACCTAGTACCTGTATATTTTCTATTTCCAATATAGATGTATCTTCTATTTTCATAGTGGTTGTTTCATAGAATCTAAAGTTTCTTTTGGAATGATATCTCTTGCTTCTGGGACATCCTTTAGTTTCTTAAGAAGTTTCTTTGTTTCTTCTTCGGATACTGGAAGTCCTATCTCTAGTCGAATTTCTTTGAATTCGGAAAATTGTTTATTGAGAACTCTCTTATGTCTAGAATAAACATCGTTGATAATCCATGAGAATTTCTGTTCGATCTTCTCTCGATGTTTAGCATCCCAGAAATCAAAGATAGGTTCAATAAATTCTAAAAGCGGTTTCTGTTTAAATTGTGTAAGTCAATAAATACTCATTTTGATTGAGTGACTCATTGCCTGGAATCTGTCTTCTCTAGTTCCCATAGGGATTTTGTTTACGGATAAAGCTATTTGATGCTTGGTTGATAGTGTATTGGAGAACTATTTCAAGTTCCAATTACAAAATAGGGTTGACATTATTTCTTTTTAGTATCGTCTTTCTTGTCATCAGAGAAGAAGTCGAAATTTTCTATTTCCTTTCTGCTCTTTTGGTCTGTTTCGTACCATTCAAGGAGATCGATCTTTTGATTCATAACATATTCCTGGTCGGTAGATAGCATAAGTTTTGACAATCGTTCTTCAACAACAGCTTCTGTATTGTTATATTGGTACTTCATCCACTTACGGAACTGTTCTTTCTCGAAAGAGTTTAGGACCATGATCATTGGATTGATAACATCGTATTTAGATGTGTCCGGTTTTTGGGTTGGAATAACTTGTACGGATTCTGGCACTGGTTCTAAATCCGTTTTTTTGTTAACGTGTTTTCATTCTAGCTCGTCCATTTCCCGCTCCCGAACGTCCTTTGGAATAAACTCAATACGTCCTCCTGGATGTACGAATTTATAGAATTTTTCTCAATCCGTAATTTCAAACTCAATACCCTTCATATTTCTACCCTTATTTCTTTTCTGTTTAGGTTTTTCGATTGGAGTTCAATCAGCATATGCCGTTGGTGTATGCACATCATTATAATGGACTTCTAAATCTCAAAGGAATTTCTCATGACAATACGGACATTCTTTATATTTGTCATCTGCTGGTATTGGAGCGATATCCGGCATTAGTTCTGGATCAAATATTTCCGGTATATCGTCGTCATCTTCTTCGTGATCCAGTGGGCTAAGTATTGGCACATCACTTAATATCAGCGGAGCTATTTCGATATGTTCTAAATCAACTGGAGATATGGGAACAACTGAAGTATGTGTAAATGTCGCACGAACTGGAACATAGTCTTCTTTATATTTATAGTTCACAAGGTAAGTTCCTTCCAATCAATAGTCACCAGTTTCGATAAGCGTTTCCACTTGTATCCTCACCATAGTTGGTAAAGATTTCAGAAAATTTTTGGCGTAGATAGATAAGTCAAACGCTCAATTTGTATTGAGTTCTTCTAGGAAGTTGTATTTCTTTTCGTACTTTGCCATGTGTTTCAAAATAATAATATAAATGATAGGGAGTAAACTCCTATATTTTGAGTATAGTTTTTCGTTAATGGAAATCAAGTGATTTTTTCGTTAATGAGAAAAAACCATCAATTATTATTGGGAGGGGATGGAAAATAGTCAAGTTGTTTTTTGACAGAGTTTCCCCATTAGATAAAAAGCGAAAACTTAGAGGGAGGGGTTAACCCCCCTACTCCTATCATCAATGGGTCATTACCCCCTTGACTTATTCAATTCACTACAAAACATATTGACAAAGTACGAAAAATAAAACATAAAATATATTGACTCATATAAGTATACTGTGTATAGTATTGGTACTATTGACTTCTGCAATTTTTCGTTTTACTACATAAAAACACTATACTTGAATTGACAAAACTAGCGTTTTCAAAACTTTTTCATTTTTGTTTTCTTATGTCCTTATAAAATTATTTTTTTTATTTTTCCATTTTCTTATATATAGTCTATAAGTTTTTAATGTAGTAGAGAAACAAAAAAGATATATATATATAAACAATATATTTATATAGATATAGTCTGTTTTCTTTTTGTAGTAAAATATTTTTTTTCATATTCACTACAAAAAAACAACGCTTTTTATATGGATTCAATCAAAAATATACAAAATCAAAAAGATTTTTATATTTTTTTTGTCTGAGTTTTACCAGTCAACAACTATAATCTTTTAAATCACTACAAAAAAACTATAAAAAAAGTATAGATTTTTTTCTATTTTATAAAAAAAGTATTCAAATGCAGTTCTCAACTGGTATATCAGCCCATCATTTTCTATCATTTTGTAGTATATTTTTGCAAGTATCCAGTTATCACCGCTATTGCTTTTTGATTTTTTTTTCGTATAATTCAAAGCGTCAAGTAAACATAGCAACGGCGAGCAACACTAGCTCATTAAAAAAAGTGTATCCGTATACTATACATACAAGACGCAAAGCATAAGCATAAGCAACTCGTTAAAATATATCTAGCACAAACGCAAGGGACTGGATATAGTACAATAACAGACGGACCGTCTTGAGTACAACTGATATTTTACATTTAGATAGTAGGAAAAGGCAAAGACGCTCCATAAAACTTAGTCGATACTCTGTAAGGAATTTGACTAGACAGCGAGGAGGTCAACGCAAATGATATAGGAGGTAAACTCTCCAGGCTAGGTGATAAGACTTTCACCGTAAACTATCGAGGCAAATTATAATTTAAAAATATAACGGATTAGAATCTGGGGAGAATTTTTAATCCGTGATACTTTTAAATTGTAAACGGAAAACTTATGAAAAAGAAAACATTCTATCTTTGACTTTGTGATAAGGACACAAAGTTGCAAGCCTTTGGAATCGTGGAGGCTTTCAAAATCACTATGAATCTGGTGGGAAAACATTTTGGAGGGGGTACAATTATGGAGGGGCAAGGCTTTTACGTCCACGATAGCGGGGAAATTGTCAAGGAAAATTCACTCATTATCTCAACAGTCACGGACAAGGAGCATTGAGAATTCATAGCGACTTTGAAAACTTTATTCAATCAGGAATCTATACTGGTGGAAATTGACAATCCAAAAATATCTTTCGAGTAGTATTTATCTATAGATAATTAGACAAATGATTCTACATTTATACCTTTTTGGAATCGCCCTTGCTATCTTTGGGGGCGTCCAAATTTTATTCCTTTCTTAAAATTCAAATGCCAAAAATATATCTAGTCAAGGAAATTGTGGGGGAGATTTTAAAACAATACCCAATGACAAAAGGAGAATTGGAAATGACAGAAATTGAATTACAATATAAAACTTATAAGGAATTGGAAAATATATTGGAGGTTTTACAGGAGGAGAACGAGACAGCATAACCCTTTACAACAGCTTTTTTTACTATCTACTAAAGGAAAATGGAAAAGAAATTGTTTATGTTTTCTATTGGAGAATCAAAGGAGGACAAAATTCGAGCAATTAACAAGGAGGAGGCAATCGACGGGATAATTAAAATGGGGGCAATCTCTACAAATTATAGGGGAATAACTAGGGAGGATATTGCTATCCGTGAAAAATTCCAGTCTCACCAGTGTCAACATTGTGGGAGCGAATCCAAACGGGTGGAAACTCTTATTGATGACGAATTCACCTGGGACGAGGACCAAAAAGAATACATAGCTCAAGGCTTCTCAGATGACTTTTCACACACTGGAAACGAAAAATGCAAGGAGTGTTGAAAAACCTGGACTGGAGCATAATTTTATTCTATAACATATCCAAATGAACTACACAAAAAACGAGGTTTATAAAATGACCAAAAGAGAATTGGTGGACGAGTGTATAACAGTATTGACATATGAAATTAGAGACGCTTGACAGACAGAAAAGGAGGCGAGAAATGAATTGTGGAAAAAATCTAGAAACTATTTGCAAAATCTTTTACTTGACTATCTATAGGACCAATGAAAAAGGAAATCATCGAAAAGCTCACAGAATCTGTGCTAGAAGCTATGGAAAATCCAGGAAAACGACAGCAACTTTGGAATACTAGAGGGGCAAGAAATGCAAAGGACGGGAGAAAATACCACGGTATGAATAAAATTATTCTATCCTACAAAATGAACCAGGAAAGCTACAAAGAAAACAGACGGGCAACATACAAACAAATAGCAGAAGCAGGGGGACAAGTAAAGAAAGGAGAAAAAGGGACGACCGTATATTTTCGACAGTTTTTCACTGACAAGCTAGACGATACAAAGAGAATTCCTATGGTAAAATTGTATACAGTATTCAATCTCGATCAACAAGAGGGAGCGGAATTCAAAGACGAAAGCACCTATAACCACGAGGAAATTTATGACGCAGAAATGGTTATTATTGAATACCTAGCAAGGGAGGAAATTTTAGAAAAGTATGGAGACCCAGCATATTATGTAGGAGATGACTATATTACAATGCCAAAATTACACGATTTCAAGGACGCTCAAGACTACTACGCTTCTTTCTTTCACCAAATGATTCATAGTACAGGAGCAGACAACAGACTCAAGAGAAGTCTACAAGGACAACACAACAGAGAAGACTATTCCAAGGAGGAATTGACAGCAGAATTTGGGGCTTGCTTTCTTATGCAAGAGGCAGGACAAACTTTCGAGCTCAATAACCACGCTCAATATATAGCAGGGCGAGCAAAGGCAATCCAAAAAGAAGGACGCCAGACAGAATTATTCCAAGCAATTGGTAGGGCAGAAAAAGCAAGTCAATTTGTTTTAATTGGTAAACAAATTAAGAATGGATAGTCTAAAAAATGTTTTAGAAAACTACTTGTGAATAAAATTTGTCAAAAAATACTATACAATATCATCGAATGATCGACAAAACTATAGGGACGACAAAAGAAAATTGCATATATACGGACAAATAGATGGGGCTATGGTTATATCTTATAAATGATTGGAGTGAATATCCGTAGCATATAGCAGACTACACTATAAAGAAAATCTAGACGCTATCCAAAAAATGATAGAATGTATTAGAGTGAAAATGGTGGAGGACTGAATCATAAAATAAATTCCTTTACAACAATTTTATCCGCTTACTATATTTTAATGGCAAACTTAAAAAGCAGACCCTGTAGAGATTTTCTATGGCTTATGGATAGAGATGAAGACCCAAACTATACAGAATGTCTCAATGCAGTTATAGAAAGCTATAGGAAAGATTGACACGTTATTAATAGAAAAAAATTGATCGAGGAAATCAATTTGTATATGTAGTTTTTATTCCATTATAAAAATCCAAATGAATATACAAGAAGTCCAAGCATTTATGGAAACTTTAGTCCACAGTAGATTTTCCACAAAAGAACTAAAAGAAAAAATATGAAAAGGTTTTGAAATTTGTTGAAATGATATTGACGCAGTGAATATCGAAGACTATAACATTATGTTTGACTATCGTTGATTTGATGTTGATTTATATTTCTTGTATGATAGATATTGAAAAATGTATATAACAGAAATAGCGGTAAACAATCAATAATTTTATCCATTATCCAACACTAAAATGTTTGTATGTCATTTTGTTTATGATACCTCTATTGGTGGTATGAGTTCGATAGTAAAAATTGTAGACACTTTGGAGCAGGCTAGAGAATATATGCTCAAAACAATTATGGAAGATATTTGCTATATCTCTCAAGAAGATAGAAAGAAAATTGTACACCATTTAGAATCAAACGACAAAAATTTAGTAGAAAGAGAAATGAAATTTGATATTGAAGAGTCAAATTATTATTCTCTAGATATTTATTAAAATATCACGTCCTATAGTATCGTCTCTTGAGAATTAGAAGAACAATACTCTTTCAAGATTTTGGATACAGACACAGAAAAATACGATAAGATTCCAGGATAATTTTATTCCATTATAAAAATCCAATGTTTGAAAAGACTAGAAAAATGGCACAAGCAAAAATCAATTCACTAAAGGACGAAGACCTAGGTAGCTATTGATTAGAAATGCTTGAGCAACTGGAGGGGATACTAGATAATTTTGCTACTATGGTAAAAGGAAAACCAGATACAAACTCACGAAACAAATGAATAGGGAAAGATGATATTGAATATCTTTGCGAGCTATCATACTATATTGGAATCAAAATAGGGGAAACAGAAAACGGCTCAAAACTTAGAGACGCTATGTTTAATGCTTCTCTATTGTGTAGTGTTGACTACGACTACGATGTATTCGCTGAGTTTTGTATCTATCTCTATGACTACGCCGTCTCAGTACAGGCTGAAAGACTAGAGCCATTGCTAGATATTATCTATAGATCAATTGACAATACAGAATTTTTCCTAGGATTATTCCAGGGGTTTTTAGATTCTAAAGCAAATGCAAATGACAAACTTATCACTCAGTAAAATTCTAGACGTCAATGTAAGTACCTATGAAAATGATGATATGAATTCTATGTATGACGCTATGAAAAATGATCTCGACGAATGTTGAATAAAAGATTTCTTTGACACTTGAGATTTAGATGACGGCTTAGATTTTGACGCTTTCAAATTAGATGTAGCAAAATATATGAAGAGAGATATTGAAGAGGCTATAGTCAATGCTTATGGATTCGATTTAGAATGTATGTTTCAAAACTATTGAATCAAATACAACGGTATGAAATTTTTTACACCAAAGGAATATAATTTTGAGACAGACACTTTGGATATTATGCTTGAACTTATCGACCAAGACTGGAGCATAAAGAAATACAAACTAGAAGAAAACATTGAATACTATATTGAAAATATTTTGACGCCAAGTAGAGATTGATATATGAGTTTAGAACCAACAAAATATGAGGATATAGCACGAGATGACTACTGTGTACTCTACGCAATTCTCAAAAAAGAATGAGTATTGGATCTTATGAAAGAGACACTCAAGGATTTTGTAGATCAATGATATTGTGAATTAGTAGATGACAACTGTAAAGACCCTCACTACTACAGATTTGAAGACGGAAAAAAATCATTTACGACCTAGATTATGACGCAAAGAAATTGATTAAGAGAGAAATTATTTAGCCCTTTACAACTCGATTATGTACCAGCTCAAAAAGAATTGAGAAGCAATTTTTGAATGAACAAAACAAAATGTATCGCCGAAAACCTCAGAAGGACAGTAAACAATCTAGATAATGACAAAGTAAAATTTACAGTAGAAAAGAAATTCAGAAGTGAGACGCTTACTTGTGGATGTTGTTGAGACTGGTTTTCTACCTGGGAATGATATGTCGATCAAGACCAAGACAAAGGATATTGAATATGTAAAAAATGTCAAAAGGCAGAACAAAAAAGAACAGACAAATTCTATGATGACACCTTTGAAATGATATACAACAAAGTAAACGACGACACAAGAGCAAAGTTTGATGCAAGAATCAAGCAATTAGGTAAGAAAAAATTCAAGATAATTCTAGTGAATATGGCACTAGAGAATGGGCGAATCGACCGAAGTATTTGAGGAAAAAAATAGTTTTTATTTTCTGCCAAACTTTCCAATGACTGAATATCTATTGAACGACTGAAGAAAACTAGCAATAACAGATTGCGAATGGTATGACGACCCAAGAAAAGTGTGAGACTATCTCACTAAACTTTGTATCAGAGAACAAAGAAGATATGATTTTCCAAACGAATTGGATTATGATTTTGACTGCAATATCAATAACCTCACGGATATTTATTATGCATTTCCTTTGGATTGCTACGAACACAGTGGAATTGTTTTTTCTCTAGCTTGAAAAGGTATACAATGCCAATTTGATACAGCCAGCAACATATGATTTATGGCAGTACCAAAAGAATATGATGGAAAGATAATAACAGAAGAAGAGGCAGAAAAAATAGCAATAGCAGAACTCAAAGAATGGAATCAATATCTCAACAATGAATGCTATCGTTATGAAACATACACGCCAGAAGTATGGACAAATTCAAAAGGAGAAACAAAAACAGATTGGGAATTAGAAGATGCTTGCGATCAATACCTAGATGAAGACGATATTCTCAGTGAATTTGAGAAATACGAACCAAAAGAAATTTTTAATTCATAATCTATTCCATGAAAAAATACACAATAATTCTCATATGTTTATTTATTATTTTTGTTGTCTTGTGATTAGTACACCAAGACCCAAAGTTTTTGTATGTAATTGACGGCGATACAATCAAGATAGAATATCAAGGAAAAGAAGAATCAATGCGTATGATTTGAATAGATGCACCCGAGTCCACTACGCTAAGATATTGATATACACAATCTTGAGGGAACGAAGCAACCAGGCATTTGGAAGATATATTGAGTTGCCCTGGAAAAATAGATATTGTCTTGCTAGACCACGAAGATGCTTATTGAAGAAAACTTTGATCAATATATTTGGAGTGAGAAAATGTCAACGAAGCAATGGTTGATGATTGATTCGCAAAAGCGATATCATATTAGAAATCCTTTACAACTTAAAATTTTTCTATGCGAAGAGTCTATAGATGTAATCTTATTTGAATTACAAAAGGTATGAAGCCAAAATTTAAACAATGAAAATTACTATTTACTTGTTATGACGCCAGCGATATAGATGTGAAGCTCAAAGAACTTTGACTGTCTCGTATAGATGTTATGATAAAAAAACCGTTTTAATCTTTTACCAAAATAAATCATGAAGTACAGAAGCAAAAGCACAGGAGAAGATTTTGAAATCAGTGAAATGGTTGACAGTCATCTCTACAATACAAAAAGGAAATTAGAAAAAGAACTGAACAATCCAGTAGTACCAAAGGATGGAGAATGGTATAGAGTTTGGGAAGCAATCAAAGCAGAGTACGAAGAAAGATTTACAGGAAGAGAAGGCTATTAAATTTTATTTCCATAAAACCTAAGATGCTTAAAGACAAGAACGGAGATGTGATATCTATTTGAAATATGGTTAAGAATCACGATAATTGAGCCACATTTAGATGGACCTCAATAACTTTGCAGGTACTACCTTATGAAATGCAAAAGACCTGAGAATGAACTTTATCTCATTTAGAAATTGTAAGAAATGAAAAACCAAAAACTTATCAACAAGGTTGAAAAACTATTCAAACAATATAGAGAAACGACGAGATGTAATTGAATGGAAGATCTACAATTCTCATCGCTCACAGCAAAACAAAAAAGATTATGGCTTTTGATATGACACAGCCTAGCAGATTTTATTCAATCAATAAAAGATACAGGATGTACCGAGAATTCAACAAAGTAGGCTATTGGTATAGCGATTCAAAAGATGATCGAGTGAAGATCGAAAGTATGTCACCACCACAACTACACAATACAATTTCAAAGTGTGAAAGATATATAAGAGAAATCAAAGATCCAAGGATAGTAGAATTTTACAAAATCAAACTAGCTGAGCTAGAATTTTATCTTGCTTAATCAAACCCATGCAATATGAATGTAAAATTTGCTGACACGAGTATGATATAATCCAGTGAAAGGATATCCAGGCAACTACAACCTGTCCAGAATGCTGAGAAATACAAGAGATCCATGAGAACTCTAGATAATTTATTTCCTTTACAACACTTTTTCTATGCTTAATAAAGACCAAATAAATATCCAAACATTATACGACAAAGAATATTATTGACAACACTATTCAAAAATAGTGTATGTTTGATACAACACAACGAGCAATACAGACGCAAAATTATTAGCTGACTATTGTCGCACTGAGTATGAATGAGCAACAATAGAAATCGAAAACAGACCATTGAATATGCATGTTTGAGATGATTTCTATCTATCTATTATTGTTTTAATTAAATAACCAAAATAATTATGATCAGATTATACATCCAAAAATTAGAACCAATAACAGAAGAGGATATTAAGATGGCGAGATCGTTACCATACGATAAATTTAATGAAAGAAGTGGACCACAAAATGTCATTGAATGACAAAAGGTTGTTGATCTATTAGAAACAGTAATTACGAACGAGCAATTTGAGAAAATCAGAAAACTTATGATAGAATTCTTTTAGTTTATTTGTCAATGATATGTGATATTTAATATCTATTTGCATAATCATTTTTATTTCTGTGATACAATCGGCTTGTAAAAAACCAAAAGAAAATTAGAGTGAGAAAATCACTTGAATTTATTTTTTTAAACGTTACAAAACAATCCGATGAAACCATTCTTCAACACAGAAAAAGACAAAGACTCTTTTATAAAAGGAGAGTTCATCCAGGTTATCAACGAGTATAAGAAAGAAAAAACGAGGATGAATAAGATAAAAATATCACTGTTTGCTAAACAATACAACATTTCATATGGAGAATACAAACACGTCTTTGATGATGACACCGAAGACAAATAATATCTAGCTTCCAATAGGGGGCTTTTATTGTCCTCTTTATTTCTTTTGATCCAAGGATGCTCGTATATTACAAACTAGAGAAATCAAAGTACGAAAAAATAACCAGGTCCCAGGCTGAGGAAATAAACCAGCAGTGAATCAATGTATATGTGAGACCAGACGATGGATATATTATATTGGATAAGCCAGATGATTGGGAACGTAAGAAGAGACATTTCAAATATAGCCTTGATTGTTGAGATAGAATTATGTTTATCTTTGATGAGGTATCAACAATCGTTTCCAAAAAAATAAAGTCATCGCAACAATATAAGAAGTTCTTTAATTTAATATTTGGACCGGCTAGACATGAATATGCCAATTCGTTTATCATACGAGAGAAGTCAGTTAAGAAGGGCTTCGTGGAGCTCGAGGCTAATAAGACCGCTCCTTCTTCGTATCTGTGATTCATCAAACAGATTGCAGATATGGCTTTCAAAAATGAATTATGAATAGATCGAGAAGACACAAACATAATTACACAGATCAATACGACACTTCCAATGGAGGATGTTATCAAAGATCTATCAATAAACTATAATTGATTTATTGATTGATGATTGTTATTCGACTTCAATTCAAATGCATCTCAGAATATGACTGGTAGTGTTTACTCAGTCATTACAAAAAAGCTAGTCAATAAAGAAAAGATACAAAACTACCTATCGTCCAAAACATATGATGTAAGTATAGAAGAAGAACGAAGCAAAACCGTACAGCTAGATAAACATAAGAGAGTTATATTCTTGAAAAATAGCGTTGAGTATTACGGTGTTGATGCCGAGTGAGTAGAAAAGAAAAGCGTTCTATTTACTAAGTGAGTAAATCCATTTGGATATGCCAAGACAATCTATGACTTCAACAAAAATATAATTACCGACTGCCCAAGAGAATATTTTATGTGTAGCATATGAGAGAAGGAACCTATATTTGTTTCAAAAGAAATTGATAGAAAGGCTTTCAATCGCTGGTATCTAAATAAATGACTATCATATAGATGAAGCGAAACACAGATCCTGGATTTCTATGACTGCCTGGATAAACTCAAAAGAGAATGAGAGCTACGCACAAACGAAGTCTATTACAAGAACGGATACTATCCAGAGACCAAGGCGTTTATCCATTGATGAGAGATGTTGAAATGAGATACGTCCGAGTCAGTAACTGTATCACAAGAATATAAAACATCATTGAACAAACCTCAGATAACAATGAAAGAAGCACACGCAATGTTAAAAGAAATCTATGACCCAGCTATTGTAACACTATCTTACATACGAATGTTATGAGCAATGTCCTGTGTATCGTTTAGAAATATAGGATTGAACACGCCATTGCTTATAGTAACTTGAGAATCGCAATCAGGTAAATCAACACTGATGAGTTGTATCTATGAATTATTTTGATTCTCCACAAGAGAGTCGTCAAGATATTATTCTGCTCAGTGATTATCACCACAACCAATACTTGCAGCAGCCAAGGATCATGTACCATTATTTATTGATGAGTTTACTTGAGATGTAAATGAGAAGATGGAAGTGGTACTTAGAGCGTTCTATGACAATGTGAGCACAGCCAAGTGAAGACCAGGTATGAATGAGATATATGAAATCAATAGTCCACTTATTATATCTTGAGAAAGGATTCCATGATTCACCTCTATAGTAAATAGATGATTGTTGATGGATCTCCAGAAAAGATACAGAAGAGGAAATCATAAAACTATTGACAAAATAAAAGAAAGTCTTATTATCGAAGAACGATATGAGAAGACAAAAGATATAAGCAAAATAAAGTTGAACGACATAAAAAATAAATATTGGGCTATGGAGATATGTGACTTCGATTCCAGAATAAATGAATCGTGTCAGTGGATCTTGATGGTAAACAATATCTATGGAATATGTGATGATGATACGGTTATATCTTATTTGAATGATATGCTTACCCAACACAAGAAATACATCGTGGCAAGTGATGAGAAATCAAATCTTGTTATGGCATTGGCTCTAGCGAATATGAAAGTGAATACGCTTGAGGTTAGAGAAGAAGCTGGAGATGTTATAGTGGATTTGTTTATCGCTGTATTGGATCCAAAGGAACTCAGAAAATTGACAAGACAATTGATCGCTGTGACGGAAGAGTATGGATGAAAGACCGCAGACGGATGACATATTATATCTATATCGCTAAATACACTATTGACTAAATGACACAAGCATATATATAATTGATTGATATCGCTCTTAAGAAGGAACAAAAATAAAGACCATTTCTTAGAGAACGTCCTAGACGATTTTATTCGTAACAAAGCGAAAGCATGATTGCAAAACTCTTAACACCAGCAGAAAGTAGATTGAGATTCGGAGAGGATCATCACTACAATCCTCTAGAAATTCTAGAGATCGCAGAAAAAGTAAATGAGATTATCCAATGGGTTAATGAAACTCAAATGGGTATCGAAGCAGAAGTATTACCTGAAGCAGACATCGAAGAAGAGCTCGAGATGATTGATGATGATGAAGCTGCTGATACAGGGTTAACTGATGAACAATTGGGGTTGCCAACTGCTCCAGTAACACCAGAAGAAGAACCAAGTAAAGATCCAGACGTAACGGCTGACCCAGAAAAAGAAACGAAAGACGCTGATTTAATTGATAACGTAAAGAAGGATGAGAAAGTCATCGCAAAAAAACCAGTCGCTTCATGAACTAAAACGAAAGCGAAGGAATAGAAATCCAAACACCAAAAGAAAAAGTAATGTATTGAAGCAAAGGCTCGTGGAATCATTTACAAAATTCCTGTGAGATAACAGCATTTCATATGAAAGATGATGGGGGACTATGTATGTAGTCTTCCCCCACCACCTTATAAATAAGTATGCTGCACAGTGAAGGAAACCGGTATCAGCATTTTTTTCTGCACATTACGCTGAGTATCATCTAGAACTTATGGGCGATAGACTATTCAAACAAATAAAATCAGAGATCAAAACAGAAAAGACAGACGATTGATATAGGCTTAGTGACTCGTTTATCTACGAGCATACAGACCTTAATGATGTCGACTGAAGCGAAAGAAGACTATATGAAACGATATTTCCATATAAGATCGGATGAACCTACAGATATCAAGTAACTCCTTATATGATTCACTTCCTTTACAACCACCCAGAATTTGTCGAAGAAGTATCATTCTATCATAAAAAATATCTTTATAATGTTACTATTGAAAAATGACAGAAGAAGCGAAGAAAGCTGGAGCAAAGCCTAAAGAAGTAGACACGCTCCCAGAAAAGATTGAAACATTCAAGGCGAAAGCTAAGGATGTGAAACAAAAAGAAGAAGAACAAAGAGTTTTATCTATCTTTGAAAGGTTATCTAAAGTTGCTTGTGAGACAGAAGAAAAAGATTGACTCACTTATATCTCTTGGGCTGACGCCTGGAATGAGTTGCTTAAAATCTATCCAGAAGCATCGTATCATTGGCATGAAAACGAGCACGGAACGCTTTGATTTATTGATGACTTCGGTTGATATGCTAAGGTAAGTGTAACGATCAATGACATTACAAAGACAGCGTGGCTTCCTATCATGAATAATAGAAACGATGCTATGAAGAGAGAAGCATATATTTACTCAAGATTCGATAGACAAAAGAAAATGAACATTGATATTACCGTACAAGGTATTGACTCAATGTCAATCAATAAGGCATATCAAAGAGCATTTGCAAAAGCTATCTCAATGCATGGACTTGGATTATATGTATATCGTGGAGAAGACCTACCTACTGACATAGTAGATACAGCGACAGCAACTAAAAAATCTGGATGATCTGCTGGACAACCAGCCCCAAAAGTCACAGATGAAGAGGTTATTGAAGCATACAAAAGAAAAGTAGAAGAGTCACTCAAAGCAAAAGAACTAGATATGGATAAGCTCAAAGAAATTACCAAGGGTATCTGGTCAGACTATAACATCCAAAAAGATACACCACTATTTACTTCCGCAACAAACTTCTTCAATGAGTCAAAGAAAACCGTTGAGAATCTCGAAGAATTCAAGAAGTGAACTGTGCAATGAGAACCTAAAGAAGCTAGCAAAGAAACACCAGCAGAGGTTGCTCCAGTCAAGGAAGACCCTATTGTTGAGACGGTCGTACCAGAAACAACAGAAGCCCTCGTGGATTCAGTATCGAAGCCGGAACCAACGAAAGAAGAACCGACGGCTCCAGTGGAAGAACCCAAGGAAAAAACAACAGATCCTAGAGATCCAGCAGTAATTACGTTTGAGGAAGATATAAACTTCTTTGATGTGAAATGAGAACTCACTATCACTAGACTCAAGGAACTCACAAAGGGATTCCGATTGAAGCATCAAGTGAAAGAAGGAACGGCAATATTCTCTCAAGCGACAGACGTCTTCAATAAATACAAGACAGCTTTAGAATCTAAAAAATAATATGGACCTCAATATAATATTCAAAGAGCTTGCAAGAGCGTATAAAGAATATTGTGAGGACATAAAATTCCAGCAATCCATCGACAAGAATATAAACTTGTCTTTGGATATTGACTGGTTTATCCCTCCAACATTTGAAGAATTTTTAAATCACTTACTCAAAAAATAAATGAGCCAAGACGAACTACTAGCAAAAATCGTTGAAGTAAACCAAAGGATACTAGACGATACAGTAACATTAAAAGATTTGAAACAAGAACTTATTGATACTGGTTTTGAAACTGGTACATGTGATGGATTCCTAGTTTATACTACAACAAGAATGACCCCGGTATTAAAAGAAGGAATCACAGATGTAGATATTATGATGGACTTCCCAGATGTTATCAAGATTATACCAGAACAAATTATTCCAGAATCTAAAACGATTGATATGAAATTACTTCAACAACTTCCATCAGCACAAAAGATCCTAGACATCCAAACAAGCACAAGCATCACGGTAAAGAAAGACACAAAGAAAAAATAGTTTATCAGTAGCCAACCAAAAATGTACTGTATATCAAACAAATGTTGAGATATTATCTTGAGGTGAATAGAAGTTTGAAAGTTCTATGAAATATTAGACACCTTCCAGGTCACTGCTCTAAAAAGAACGGTGACTATGGTTAAGGTAGAACGCTGACAATATCCTATAGAAAACTTCTCACACGAAAAGCCAGACATAGAAGTACCAGCAACAGAAGAAGAGGATATTTTATCTTCATTACCATTCTAATTATGGAAATCATAAGAGCGTCATCATTAAATAACTTTGTAAAATGTCCTCGTGCTTTCTTTGAAACAGAATTCAATGGAGATCCAAAGAATCTATTCTTTTGAACAATACAGCACTACGCAGCGAGATGATATGATGTTACAAGATGGCTTGACTACTACAATAATCATATCAATTCAGATATGAAATTGAGACAGATAGGATTAAATCTTGCAACAAAGATCAGAGATCGGAACAAAGCAATAGAATGAATAGCGGATGAGTCACATTCAGAAACACCATTCATATACAAATATAAAGACTTGTTTCTAGAAGGGACGGCAGATAAATTATATTGTGTAGATTGAAAATGGTATATGGTTGACTTCAAAACCTGCAAGAAAGCTGACATCTATTTGAGTTGAGATGTCCGAGATGAATATTTCCAACACTATGGCTATACGTTTTTAGCATGTGAGTATCTATGAATCGACGGACTATATTTTGAGTATATTCCTATGGAGAAATCAAACTCAGCAAGAGTACATCTCAGTAAAGTAAAGAGATATATCACAAAAGAAGAAGCACAAAAGAAAGTACATGAAGTTTTAGAAAACTATATGTTTGCAAAAGAAACTGGAATCCACGAAGAGAATCTCAATAGTTGATGTAAGTTCTGTGAGTTAGCAAGTTTCTGTAAAAAGTATTATGATGCAGCTTTAGATAAAAGACTAGGATAATGTTTTACTATAACTGAACTACAATCTTCTGATCGTTCTGATCTCCAGATGTTATGAATCTTTTCGTTAGTAAGTATCAGCCTAAGAACAAGCAATTTTATAAGATGAAGAAAAAATGATTCTTCTGAGCAAAACACTATAAACTGTCTTGCTTTGAAGAATGAAAAATCTTTTTCCCAAAATGAGTTCTTGACCAGATATATGAACGAGACTATCAAGAAATACCTAACAAGTATGCTGAAAGAAAGATAGATTTGCCCAGTTTCGATTGTACACCATATGACTATCAGCAGGTTATCGTTGACCAACTTGTGTCTAGAAAGACATGACTCGTAATCGCTAGAGAATGATGGGGTAAGACAATCGTAATGGCCGCAACTATATTTCAAAAACAAGTCCCCACTCTAATTGTAGTTCCCCTTGTTGGTATCGCCACTGGTATGTTAAAAAAGATGCAATGATATTTTTGAAAAGACAAAGTATCTATCTACAAACCAGGAGCAAAAACAACAGATATTACAATAGTGGTATGACCTACATTCAACAAGTATCGAGAGATGTTACAACAAGATTTCGAGATGCTTATCATTGATGAGGCGCATATGGACTTTGTGCATACAGGGCCAAAGAAAAAGAAGAATAGCGAGTTTACAGATAGAATGGAAGTTTATTGTAGATTCCAGTGTAGATATTTCTTTTGATTCACAGCTACACCAGAAAGTAATGATGTTGACAATAATTCTTTTGAGTATGTTTTTTGAAAAAAGATTATAGCCGAGTGACATCAGCCAAATCCAAAGGTCCTAGTTTATAGGTACAACGATGGGATAGAGATGTTTAGAGACTGGCCACATCTTCAAGAAATATTACTTGAACATCAAGAGAGAATAAGTAAACTGTGCGAGATAGTTAAACAAACTATGGCGCATAGATGGATGTGAGTTGTGTTCTGTGACAGAATAGAAATGGTCAATAGAGTTTGTGAAGAGCTTAGATCTCAGTGAGTCGAATGTTATTCCTATACAAGTAAGGCACAGAAACGTGATGAGCTTATAGAAAAACTTAGATGAAAAAACTGAGTGATCGTAGCTACCTACCAAACACTAAAGGCTTGAGTAGATTATCCAGAACTCGATACAGCATTTTACTTCATGTGAGTGAAATTCTCAGCAACTGTCAAGCAATTGATTTGAAGAATTCTAAGAGTTGAGAGTTGAAAAAAACTTCCAATCATGGTAGACTTCTCAGATATTGTTACACCAATGTATCTACAATATCGTCAAAGAGTTGCAGCATACAAAAGCAGGTGATGGTGAGATCCGGAAAAATATTCAGAAGACCTAGTAAAATCTTTATCGGTTAACGTTATGTAATGCTAAGTAATAGAAAGGTATACTTCAAAAAATGATTTGATGCTGGTGGTATGTTTCGAGAAAACAAAGAAGAAGGCTTGAAACTTAGATTGGCATGAGATCCAAAATTCTTATTGAAAGCTATCTTTGATGATGAGGTTGAAAAATCTTGAAGTAATGATATGCTTAGTAAAGCACTAGCTCAAGACGTAGCTCTTAAAAAATTCAATGAGGTATTATATTATTTAAACAAAATCAGACATAGTCCATTTGTTTTATATTTTACACAACATAAGGAATGATAAAAGATGTGGAAGTCCCATTGAACGCAAAGGTTCCAGAAGTGAAAAGAAGAAAGTCACAAGAGGAACAAGACTACGAACTCCTAGGTATCGACCTAGATAAAGTTAAAAGATTTTGATCAGTTTATATTCTGTATTCTGGTTGTCAAATCAATAACAAACTTGTAGTAGTTGGAGCAGGAACAATCAAAATAATCTACGGTCCAGCAATTATATTCTCATTATCTAGTCAAGAGAAGGGCTTGTCACTCATGACATCTTTCCAAAAATATGATGTTGAAGATGGGGATATGATTATCCCATTGCAAACATTTAAGTCATATCCTGGAACAGACAGATTCCAAATTGACAGAGATAGCTTTGTTATTTACTTCAAAAAAATATAGCCAATGCCTAGCAATTCATCTGAGTATATGAGCAAGTATATGAAGAAGTATCGTACCCCAGAAAAGCAACACGAAAACAAACTTAGAATGAGGGCGAGAAGAAAAGCAGCAGCTGAGTGAAGAGTTCATACTGGTGATGGGAAAGAGGTTGATCATATCAAGTGAGTAAGATCTGGTAATGGCCAATCAAATATTCGTATCATCAGTAGAACACTAAATAGAAAACTCTGAGCCATTAAGGCCAACAGAGGTAGATAGTTTTTAACCTATAAATTATATAGTAATGTCAGAATTTAAAGGAGTAGTTACGCATATCGGTTACGAAGAAAAGTTCGGAGAAAAATTCTCTAAGCAAGTGGTAAGACTAGAAGAGGTTTCAGATAAGGAATATCCAGCTAGTCTCGTTGTTGACTTCAATAACGACAAGAGAGACCTTATCAAGCAATTTGTTGTGGGAGATGTGATCACAGCATATATCAACTTCAAAACAAACGAATCAAAGAAAGAACCAGGTAAATTCTTCAACTCAATTATTTGTCGAAAAGTAAAGAATGATAAGCCAGCAGAAGCTAGCTGAGATTTGCCATTTTAACTAGAAGCTAGGTAGCTTCTAAAAATGCCAACGCCAATCGTTAATCCGGTTGGCTTTTTTAATCCTTTACAACACCAATGCAAAAAGATACAACAAATACTTGAGCGCTGTGGTGAAAGGTTGGCAATCTGTGACTCGAATGATTCACCTGATTGATGAATATCGATTGAGTAAATTACAAGTTAAAGATCAGAAAAAATAATTATAAAATGGAGAGAAGGCATCCAGACTATTTAATATTCGATATAGAGATGGCAGATGAACAGCCAGCCCCAAGAACATTGACCCAGGAAGATGATCCGTCACTTCCATTCTAAATGTCAAGTATAAGATGTATAAATACATCTTTTTTGTTTTGAAAATATATTGACGATGTTCGATATGCTTGATTATTATCAAAACCTGAGTATAGTCACTATTGTCATATTTTAATTTTTAATCAGAAACATGGTAGTTATGGATTACAAAGTCCCAAAACCAAAGAGAGAAAAAATTATTATCAGTGAAGATGATCTAGAAAAGATCGAGAAAACAAACTATTCTACGGTGTGGGTATGGTTCTTTATTGGATGGATTATTGGATCAGCGTTGTTTTATTTAATAAAATACATAACGAAATGAGCTTGTTAAAACGATTGTTTCCTATGTTCTTCGATGAAGATATAGCCGAACCACAAAGAGTAATGATAGAAATGCCAACCCAAGAAGAATTGGAGGCAGAAAGAGAAGTTCTATACGAAAAGGAGAAAAAGAAAAATGATATTATCAATGCGCAAAAATGTAAAGAATGGTATGAAAACCGAACTGGCGGACGAGAACGTCATAAGGAAAGAATTGCAGCAAGAAAGTATTTTAACCACTAAAAACCTACATGAAACTCAAAAAACTTATAACAACAATATTTAGAGTAGCTATTATGGTTGTAGTCTTATGAGGACTCAGCTATTGAGTATACGCAGTGAACAAATCGAAACCAGTAGAATCGCCAATACAAACCGTAAACAGAATCCATTCATTCTATGTGGATAGTGGATACGATAGAAAGTCATTATATATGGCCGACAAAGAAGTTCTTTGGGAAATCAAACAAGACGTATTGGATAGTCTTTCATATAAAGATACTATCGAATATGTAGCTATCCAAAACAAACAGCAAACAGGTATGGTCAGTAATGACCTTTTGAACCTTACAGACGATACACTTAAATTGGCTGATGAGGGAATATCAAGAGTCGAAAAGCCAGAGTTCTTACAAATCAATACAGAAGAAGCTGTAAAAGATGATGGAATGACAGCTAGCTGAAAATTGTTTTTTCAAAACCTGCTACAGTAACAGGTAAAACTGCTTTTACTAGAAACATCACGGAAATTACAATCCATAATACGGAAAATGATTGAGTGGATTATCAGAAAGTAGTTGATAATATCTCTAGGTGACATTCAAAAAGATTTCCATGACAACCAGAATCTTGTAAGGATACAGATGTTGCATATCACTATCTAGTATTTAGCGACTGAACAGTTGTGCAGACTAGATGTATAAACAATATTTGATTCCACAACAAAAAGAACAACAGCACAAGTATAGGTGTCGCCTTGGTTTGAAACTTTAATAAGGAGAAGCCAACGCAAGAAGCATACGAAGCACTGAACATATTGCTCCAGGTTTTAAGAACACAATTCCCAGATGCTAAAATAAAACCACACCGATCATGGTGATCAACATGCCCAGGGAAATATTTTGACCCTCTAAAGGCAGGTATCATCGTGGACAAAAATAAACCTACGACAATAAAAAAATCAAATGGCATAACTGGCTATTATGAAATAACAAGATACTATTCTCCAATAAAGTGACAAGAGAGATACTATAAATGAAAATCATATGAAGCAGATGTCACAATGAATTGTTGAGCATCTAATATATGAAATAGCTGATGTTTGTTTCCGGCGTTCTGATGAATACTAACAAACGAAGAAGCAGGACTTATGGTAGCTTGTTGAGAACAGTTCCCATCATATACTAAGTTTAAGATTGAATGATATTGATGGGTGACTTGTAGAGATAGATGATGAGCCATTAAGTGAAAACATCTAGATCTATGGATGTGAATATGAATGCAATGATTAGAGGCTATTGAAAAAATAAAATGGCCTGCTTGAGATTATGTACTCATATCAGAAGTTTTATTTCCTAACAATAAATAATGCGAAAACCAGAACGAATGATTAAAAATCAGATGGATTGGCCAGAAGTGGTTATGATCTGATTATGAATATTATCGCTATTGTTATTTATGCGCTTCATGATACTACCATTAGACGAAAGTTTTGTGGTAGATACGCACTGAGTAAATAGAGTATACTAGGAGTTTAGACTCAAAAATACTTTTATATTATTATTCTATTATTATGTTTTTGTGCAACAATGAAGAAGAAAAATAAATCTATGATATGAGTAGCGCTTATTTGGTTTGGGTTGGGTATTATTATATGATGAACAATATATCCATCCGTAAATAACTGAACTACATATACAATCTTACCTTGAATAATTCTGATTTATTTATCTATATATTTTACTAACTAACATATCCACAGATGGAATTAGCTAAACAGGTAACCAATTTAGAAATTTCAAAGAAGCTATCTGACTTATGATTTTGTAAGGATAGTCATTGGGAATGGATTGAATTTTGTGAGATGATGACACTAAAAGAATGTGTAGAAATATATGAAGTATGGAGAAAATGTAAAGAAGAGTGAGATAAATCATATCCTGCCTATACAGCAAGTGAACTTATGGAGTATCTAAAAGAATGGGTAAAAGAGAAAGCAGAAATCTGAGAAAATTCACGAAGAGAAGCATTGATATGGAAATCATACATAGAAAGTGGAGGTAAAGAATGAAATCTTTGACAGATTTGTTTATCTCTGGATGTAGAAAGATTATGACTAATGCTAATTTATTTACTATCTAACAACCTTATAGATGGAAACAACTAGTAATACACCACCAGTATGATTAGAACTAATTAAAACATATCCAACTACAACCAAAACTATAAATGTTTGTGGTAATAATATGCACGAGTCCTGTTTTAGATGTTATTCTACACTACAAGAAATACTAGATATGATTGATAGATGAGATAGCAAAAAAACAATAATTATGGTAGCTCAATATTTATGATATAACCCAAGAAGATAGATGCCCCAACAGAAATACGCCATTAGATGTTCCACAGAGGAGCAGGCTAAAGAATGTATAAAGTCAATTCATATTGAACTTGATGAACCAAAAGAAAGACTAGATATACACCTATCTCGATTTGATACAGATAAAAGACTGCCTATTATTTTATGTAAGAGTTGAAACAATATCGTATGTAATGTATGAGAAAGTATGAATAAACGACCAGAGGATAATTGATACACCATAATCACTTACGAAGAAGCAAAAGAGAAAGGATTATTGGGAGATAAACAACAATATGTAAGTGAGCAAACTACTACAAAGCCAGTATATCAATATAAAGAACCCCAACAGAACGAAGTACAGAACTATATGCAATGTGATGATATAAAACCAATACAACCATCACAAATAACTACTACCCCTTGTCCTAAATGCTGATATACATCTGTTATGTGAGAATATTGAAAATTTCACGAAGTACAGGAATCTCCTAGCGAGGATAATCTTGTGGAATTGATAGTAAAAGATTTTAATAATATGTGATTATATGATGATAGAATAAGTGAGGTAATAAAGAAGCATCTTTTATCTAAGTAAACCACCACCCTATGAATAAAGACCAAAAAATTAAAGAACTAGAAAATGAGCTAGATGAACTTAGAAAAGACAATAGAATCAAAGAGCTAGAAAGAGAATTAGAATTATTAAAGAATCCATATAAACAAATCCCTCCAAGATCAGTATGAAATACATTACCAATACCACCATACAAAGTATGAGATTATCCAATATATCCAACTATTGTACGATGTTAATTTACTTAATAATTACATAGATGAACGATATACAGTTTGCTTCAATAATTTGTTTTCTTATACTATTGGCATTTACAATTTTTATGATGCTATTATTGGAATTATGAAAATATTTAGATGATAATAAGAAAGATGAACTATCCTAAACCAGATGACACCCTAGAGGGATTCACTAATACATTACAGACTTATTGAAGTTTGGAAATCCGAAAGAATGATACTAAGATGGCTTTAGTAAAGATATTAGATTGAGAAAGAAAGATACATTTACTAGATGATCTACCCAGCAAAAGAATAGATAAGCAGGTAAGTCCTAATGTAAAAATACTAAACTATAACCCAAACAGCAAAAATATTTACCTTCTAATATAAAATAGTTATGCGAAAGACAATCAAAGTATTTAGAGAAGAATGATCAAAGGATTCCTTATTTGTAAAACTTGTTAATGAGCTCAATAAAGATGACGCTAGACAAGTAATTATACTAAGCCAAGAGTATACAAAAATCTTTGCTATGTATAAAACAAATAATACACAACTTTTAATTCCTAGCCAAAAAATAGATGCAGAGAAACAAAACGAGCTATTGGAAGAATCTGTCTCCGATGATGTACTTACAAGTAATGGGGATAGTGATGTTAAAAGCAATGCTGAAAAGGATAGTAAAAAGGTGATTTAAATTTACGTTTGAAGATCCAAAATTTCCAGAAACTAGAAGATCTATGAGTGAATGATTGGTTCTTGAAAATTTTTTAATATTTAATCAATATGTTCATGGAAACAAAAATCCGAAAAGAACGGGTGTCAGTGCCTCTTAATTGAATATGAGTAGATATTCTTATTGATTATGTAAAGATGCAGGTATCTATTATTGATAGACAATGAGAAAAGAAAAATTATATGTTCTGTGAAAGATGAATATCCTATCAACAATGATGGTATAATGTTGTTGATGCGATGAAAAATGCTATGGAATATTGATTTACAAAACTTAGGTTAAGGCAAGAAGAGCTAGATAATGAGCATCTAGAACAACTAAAACTTTTAGCTGATATGGAATAGATAATGGAATTACTCTGAAGAAATTTGGTTTTCTGAGATAGGGAACAGGCACTAGTATGCAAATGGCTAGACGAAGATCTAAAGTCATATTCCAAGATAAAATATGTTGAAGCGAATTATAGAGAATGAAATGAGAAGCTACTTGAGAACTACTATAAGTTCCAGGAAGATTATGATTTCTATAACAGCGAGAAACAAAATAAAGAGAATAGTAATGCTAAATATATCAGATCTATTTGTAAAATAAATATGAATAATATTATTGATCAGATATTGAAACCTGTCCTGGAAGAAAGGAAAAAATATTATGAGAAAAATTTCAAAAAAGAGCTCGATAAAAGATGAGAAAATTTGAGACAAAAACTCCAAAAAAAGTTCAAAAGAGCAGATGTTGTTTTACCCTTAATCTATACACAAGATGTTGATGCCAGTTAATAACCCAAAACTACTTGAGTTTATCGCATACGAATTAGGAATAAATTTTGACAGAATTTCTGACACAAGATGGAAAAGAATTGATGAGGCCATCACAAAAACATTTATGGAGACGCTTGCAAATGATGAGGTTCTAAGAAGGCTTGCGGATAGGGAGTGAACAAAGAAAATTTTAGCTGCCATAAACAAAAAATTATGAATGAACTCGCAAGAGCCTATAAAGAAGATTATTGTAAGTGTTGAAACAGAAAAAAATGTCAAGCAAAATACTGCCTTCCTTGCTGAAGAAAAATCAACTGACTAAGATCAAGGGCTGTGTGCTATATGTCAAAGAGAGAAACAAGAGAAAAGGCAAGAATAGAACTAGAAAAATTTTTAGAATTTTACAAATAATATGGCTGAATTTGTTCCAAGGGTATCTAATCATGCGTGAAGATTTAGAATAATGATAAAAGCACCAAACTGAGAAAATCAATGAGCACAATATATTGAAGATTGAGACGACTGCGTGATTAAATTCAAAACAAGGGAACAGGCCAAAAGATACTTAGAAAAATATTTAGAACATAAAAAGGGAGTCCTTAGCTAGGACCCCCCTTTCTCGTATGGGAGACACCCCATACCTATATGTATTTTCTCAATTCATTGTTTACCATGTGTAGAAGATTTTTTTCCCATTGTTCCGTAGCTTTATGCCAGCGATCGCTGTTTATTGCTATTTGATCCTGGATAGAAATATTCGTATCCTGGAGATGACATTGCTCTAGTAACTTCCCTTTCACAATGATTGGTGTAACTCAGCACATGTATCCAACATAGTGTAGATATTTGTAATCTCCTGTCCATGTTGGTTGTCCTTTCTTATTTAGAAATACAAAGTCAACCGCCTTCCCAACAAGATGTTGAGAATTCATAGTCCATGACTTATCATTATCTACAAGCCGCTTTTGTCTATTTTTTGTACGCATAGTTTCAAATGCGGCAAGATTTGGGTATTTGCCCTTTACAACAGCCATCAGTGATTTAATTTTTCATTTGAATGGTACAACCAATAATTCAATACTATTTAATATATCCATTTTTATTGTCTTTCGGAAATAAATAATACGGTTCTCTCTATCATTCATGATTTTACAAGTTTGACAAATAGCTGAGGATCTTTATATCTGAAATCATTATATTTATTTTCATCTCCCCAATTTCATAGTTCCTGTAAACCAACGCCAAATTGTCATCAAATATTTACTGCGTGTGGGCTAGTGGTTCATTTATGAATCAAATCTATCACATCGTTGTCGGCTATGTCTTGTAGTACCTCCTTTGAACAATCTCTAGAATAAATAAACCATCGTCCAGCTTTTAACATATCTGCAAATATTTTAATTTGTGTAAGTATGTCTAGAGAATAAACAACATAATCTTTCCCATTTATAGATAGATATTCAGAGAGCATCATAGAACTTGCTGCGGTAGATCATCACTGTTCTAGCTTCATTCAGAACTGTCACAGAAATTTCTGAGCCTTAGCCTCATCTACATAAATACCATAATCTAGCGATACATTATTAAATGCAGCAAACATCCAACAGTTTGGTCCTGTCTGTGTGTGAAGTTTTACATTTTTATTGAGATTCGATTTTATTTTGAATTTTTTTGGAAAATATTTTGGTTCAAAAAATCTATTTTTCATAATCGCTGTGATTTGTTCCTCAGCTGTCATATTATTTTTTGTTATTTCTAAATGATTTTACAATACACTCAATTATTGTTTTTGAAAATCAAACAAATAATACCCATAACGTTGCATTGAAGTCTGTAAATATTCCAGTATTCAAACCATTATAAATATATGTCAACAAACCTAGCTCAAGCGTATAAATTGCTCCTTCAATTACTCTGGCAGTCGTGCTAGAAATGAGTTTTTCATCAACGAGTTGACCAATCCACGACAAGGTAACAAAAGTATCTCTTAGAAATTTTAGTATAGCTATCATAAGCCAATTTGGTTAGTTATAAAACGATTTAAGGTCATCTTTTCTAAACTTTATATCTTTTTTTATGTCTTCTATAACTGAATCTTTATCTTTGAGTGAAGATGACTCAACTTTTATCAATTCTTCCTCAAGTTTTTTTATTTCTCCTTCGAGATATTCTCTTCTACTTAAAAAATTTTGCATACGCTTATGTTTGATATAAAACATATCTCATCTATCTTTGAAAAACATAATCATGTAACCAATAGCATATAACGGTAATAGCACTAAGACTATCTCCATATTGTTTTTTAAGAATAAACCAACAAATATCACTTGCAATCCCACCTCTCTGCAAGTCTGTCCCATCCTTTGCCAGCTTAGTATGAGACACCCGACATATTACTTCTTCTTTTTTGTGTCTGTCGGTATAATATCATCTACTATCTGGTCAAATCCTCACTTGGCTAGGAATATTCCGCTTACTCTATTTTCTATAGTTTCGAAGAATCTAAGTATTTTTACTGAGAAAGTGATTCCCAATACTGGGCTATGTTTGAGAAAGCTATGTATTAGGTCTAATGCAATTATAGCATATATGAAGTCAAATACAAACTCTGTTTCGAATCACTTATCAAAAGCGTGTCCCAAAAATAACATAACAATATATCAGAACATACGCAGAGCTCATAGTCAAAATTTCTTCCAAGAGAATCACTCAGTCATACTGCCCGCTATAGTACCAATAACCATTGTAAGCATCCATCATACAAATATGTATTGTACATGAAGCATATTATCTACTCCGGCAAAGTCAGCAAGAACCACTAAGCATGGTCATAATATAAATTTAGTCCAGAAAACATTTACAAACAGTCATTTAATATAGTATCGGATATTTGAGAGTGTTATCATACTCTTGAATTTATAATATAAACATATTCTTATTACATTATTCCCCCTGTTTTACAAGATGTTTTTTAATAAATTCTGGAGCAAGTAGTTCTTTGTCTGGCATCTCACACAATGTAGTCAATAGTGTTAGAGCATAATCACTTAGGACTTGATTAGTCCATTTATGAGCCATCTTGAATACTCATCTAGGAGTTTGTTGTTCTGGTAGACTTCACACAATACAATTATAGGCATTATGTTCGGTCTTTAGAACTCTTATAAGGTTCTCAGCAATATCTACATTATAGAGATTAGAGTTGCAGTGTCATAAGATATGATGATTATTATACTTGTGTTCATTCTGGTCATTTCTCATATACCTAGCTACTCTTCTCTCCATCCTATAAGATTAAGAACTAAAGCTGTGCATCTATTACTGAATATCAACACATCGAGAATCGAACTCGAATACTACCTATTGTATTGGTTTCACCCCCTATTTCTAGGGGGATAATGTGGGCTGAATTAAATGGACAACCCAGTATTGTGAGCAAATAATATGGTTGCTCAAATATGGAGTACGACATCAACTGGGCGCACCTGCAAACATATCTGAACTATGTATATGATATTTTTGTCGTGATTGGTCTATCTCTGCGTGGTCACTCAAAGACTGCTCTTTGTTTTGTGATTGGTCAAATCATTCAATCACTCAATCTGCGAAGCATAAATCTGACAGACGGATTTTTTGATCATCTAAGATTCCGTTGTTTTCTTCATAACAAAGCATATCGATTTCATTTTTGTATTCTCACAGAATCGAATTCTTTCGGTGTCATGCTACTGAAATACGGTATTTGTAATTTTTGATATTGCAAATCTCACTCACAAACAGCGTTCAATTCATACAACGAATCATCAAAAGGTGAAACATACAAAGTATCTATATTCACAGGCTTCACATAGATTGCATATTGTGTTTGTGACGCATTGATTGGGTCTTGTCTTGTCAAACAATACAAAATAACAATTGACTTGTTTTCTGCTTTTATTCGTTGTATAAGTATTGAAACTTCATTTTTATTTGCAAGTTCCAATCAATAAGAAGTTCCCATTTCATATCAAATATATTTTGTTCTTGATTGGTCAATTGTTCGTTCGCTATCTCAAACTCAATATGCTCGTGTATATTCTGGAACAGTTAAGTCATATTTCAGATATGACCTGCTGTTTCAAGATGATTCAATCGGGTGTATGGTTGCGTTTGCTTTCAAAAGATTGAATCTCTTTTTGTATGAAGCACCGAACCAAAATAAACTTCCAATTGGTCAATCATACAATCACTCTTCGGCAACAAGTCATCGCTCTGGGAACATATTATCGAAAGCCATTTGTATGAATTGATAATACAACGGCTCGGGCATTCTTTGATTTTCATTTCAAACTATTTGTAAGTGCCTTAGTCAAGCATTGGTTGCAAGTTCTCTGTGTTTTCATCTAAGCATTTGATAGAAAGTATTTCAACCGTTGACTTTCGGGATTCATTGAATACTTCAATCAATAATATCATAGAACAAAGCGATGATCGTGTTTGAATAAGAAAGAACATCATTTTCATTATAAAATGTTGAACAATTTTCTGAACAGAAAAGAAATATGTCATCTTGATTTGCAAATCTCATTTTGTTTCGTCTTTGTACTTCATATCAATCTTGATATTCAATGATATCAACAAAACATTTCAGATATTTTTGCAGATTTATGTTGATGTCTTTGTTGCTATATCAAGCATTTACTCATGGAGCTGACATTGTTGGAATAATTTGTCACGACATTTTTGCAATAGTCAGTTGTCAATACTCGAATCTTTGGACTGCTCAATTTCATCAACCAACAGCAGAAACTACTGGAGCAGACGGGTCTGAATTATCAACAGCTATTCAATCACCTGCAATAATCTCTTGTACTCACGAAACAAGTGGAAGTGGTGCTTGTCTAAGTGTAAGTCAATACATATAGAACGTTCAAGCTGTTTGTCTGATCGTTCCACTACCTCAAAAATAAAAGAACAATCAATTTCATTTATATGTGAACTCTAATTCATAGTATTGTCGTCATCAAAGATTGTTATCGACAAGCTGTGGATATTCAAACCGTCAGTTGTTATCTGCAAGCGTGATCACTATATTTCAAGCAAAAACTTTATTTAATCGAATTCCGTATATGTAATTCTTACCTACTTCAAGTGTTGGAACTCTATTTGTGATATTGTAATAATGTCCCATTTGTGCTTGTGCTTCTGATGCAAATGTGATTGCAGAAGCTCTTTTGATTCAGACAACATCTGGATATCCTACTGATATCGTTCAACCATTATTTACCCAACCTGCTGTTGCTCTGTAATCTCTACCAACTCACCTAAGCAAATCAAAGACAGGCAAGAAGTTCATCTCATCTGTTTTTTCAGAAGCCTCACATTTGAAACAACAAAGATAACAGTCACCTGCCGTTTGTTGTACTCATCATCAAACATTGTTCATTCAACCAATAAATACAACAGTTGATGTTGATTCTGCAACGAATCTAACCGAACATTTCTGTCGTCAGTCTTTGTTTGTTTCTGTATAATATACGCAATTGTTCCAGTTCAAATAGTTTTTCATAATTGTGATCGCAAGATTTGTCACTGTGTCGAATTTTGCTCGAATTGAAAATGTATATTCCTGTCAAGGTGTTGTTGAAATTCGTTTGAACATATCATACGCAGAAGAATGCAAAGTCACTTTTGTTGCGTTTGCAATACCTCGTTGATTTTCATTTGTTGTGGTTCAAATGACAACCTGTTGTTTTTCTCGGTTATCAAAACGATTCCATTGAATACCCGCTTCGTTGTCGTAATTCAAATCAAATTGTGTTTGCTCATAAGCTACTAGATTTGATGCTCATCTTATACTTTTGTATGTATTTGTTGTGATAGCTTGTATATAATAATGTTCTCAGGTATTTCATAAACTTACCAAATAGGTTCTATCTGGTATGAGTAGGTTATTAGGTATTAGGTTTGTATAGAGGTTATCTTGCGTTGTTGAAATTGCTAACTTTTCATAGTCTGCCAGCATAGCTTCACTAGCGAACCCAATATGTCCAGCGTGTTCAAAATCAAGATTACTCAGTGCTGAGTGATCTGCTACTCATCCTTCCGATTCCCAAATAGCCCCGTTCCATGAATATATTCAATATCCAGGTACCAGAGCTATTTGTCAAATATATTCTCAATATGTTGTTCAAAGATTAGTAAATTCTATAACGGCTGTGTCGTCACTCTCTCTTATTTTTTTGAGAAATTTATCGTAACTAACTCAGCCTCTTGTCATATATAACTATGGTATTGATCTAAATATTATTGGTATTCTTCTACCAAGTCCGATAGAGATATATTTATCACCATCTTTCATTTCTGTAGTGAAATCGGCTTTACCATCTGGAGATCGTCCAATAGATATTCCCTCTCCTGGTTCTCCTGGCTTACCTGGAAGTGTTTGTCCTGGAAGACCAGTAGTCATTTTAATGAATTCTGGATCAGCTTTTAAGAAAGCAGATATTTCTTCTTTAGATATTGTATCTCCAGTTTTACCTGTAACAGTCTCTAGGAACGTTGGGTCTTTCATTAAGATAGCAGCCACTTCTTCAGCCTTAACACTAGTTCCAGTCTCTCCTTTAGACATTTCAATAAATTCTGAATCTGCTTTTAATTGGCTAATAATATCAATTTCTTTTACAGCTTCCATTATTTTATCTTTTGTGGGTTTTGGTCATTCTTTACCAGGAGCACCTGTTGTTGCTTGTACAAATTCTTCGTCATTTGCTAAACAGTCAGCAACCTTTTCTACAACATTCTCAGCAATAATTTCTGCCAATGATACAGAGTTTTTTACTTTATTTATGAATGTTTCGTTTGTAGATAGAGATAGGACAACATCATTCAAAGATACTGGGATTACCTTGTCAGCATCCTTTCATTTTGTAAGTTCAATAAATGTTGGATCAGATTTTAATTCTTTTGCAAGAAGTTTTAGATCTGGTTCTTGTGCAGGTAATGTTTTACCTTCTTTACCTGGCTTATCTTCGATTGATTTTACAAATTCTGGATCATTTTTTAGATAAGCTGCAAGTTCGTCAATCTTCACAGATTTACCATCTTCTCAGCGTAAAAATGATGAAAGCTCTGGGTTTTCTTGAATGAGTTGCAAGAAGTCAAATTGATTGAGAGCTTCTTTGATAACATCCAAAGAAACGACTACTTGTGGAACGACGGTTTGGGCAATAACGATTCTTCAAGAATCTATCAATTTACCATCAACCATAGTCCAGGTAGTGTTTGTAGAGAAAAGATATACAGAGTCATTCTCATTTAGAGGCGGACAATCCTTTTCTTTTGGGAAAAATCATTTAAATTCACCAATAATAGATGATTGCATATGCTGGTTGTCAGCAACAATTTCTCAGTTTTTTTACCTTAAACATAAGTTGATAGTTAATAGATAAATTAAGCTCCAAAAGACCAAGAGTATGATGCTCTTTGTGACCATTGGAAATGTGCTCCAGTTGGGTTTTTACCAGCTACATTTGGATATTCTACCTTAGTTGTTTTAGCTGTTGTGTCCTTGACAACTCTTTGGATTCTCCATTTAGCGTCTGTATCTGCTACAGTAGATCCTGCGGCAGGTGCTGGACATTCTCCGATGTATGTAGTGGTT